ATGCTTACAGATACAAAGATTAAATCACTGAAACCAAAGGAAAAAATCTATAAAGTTGCCGATCGTGACGGACTTTATGTCGCTGTTTTGACATCTGGAACAATTATTTTCCGTTATGACTACAGAATTAATGGAAGACGAGAAACTTTGACCATTGGCAAATATGGAACGGATGGAATTAACTTAGTTGAAGCTCGTGAGCGTTTGATGATTGCGCGTAAGCAAGTGAGTGATGGCATTTCTCCGGCAAGTATAAAGCGTAATGAGCGGAATAAAATTCGTAATGCTGATCGTTTCTGTGCGTTTGCTGAAAAATATCTTGCTGATGTACAGCTTGCTGATAGCACCAAGGCTTTACGTGTTGCTACTTATGAGCGAGATATAAAAAATACATTCGGAAATCGGCTGATGACGGAAATCACAACAGATGAAATCCGTACTCATTGCGAAAAAATCAAAGATCGTGGCGCACCATCTACTGCTATTTTTGTGCGTGATTTAATCGCTAACGTTTATCGTTATGCTATTCAACGTGGACACAAGTTCGCAAATCCTGCTGATGATATTTCTAATTCATCTATTGCTACCTTTAAAAAGCGTGAACGTACCTTAACCCCAAGAGAAATTCACTTGTTCTTTAACGCTCTTGAAGAAACACAATCAGATTTTGGGTTAAAGAAAGCGGTAAAATTTATTTTACTTACTTTGGTTCGTAAAAGTGAATTAATTGATGCTAAATGGAATGAAATAGATTTTAAAAATAAAGTTTGGACCATTCCAGCGGAACGAATGAAAGCAGGGCGTGCGCATAATGTTTATTTATCTGAGCAAGCAATTGATTTAATCGTAGCATTTCAAATTTATTCCGAGGGGTCTCCATATTTATTACCAGGAAGAATAAATCGTCAACAGCCTATAGCAAGAAGTTCACTTAATAGGGTTATTGCAAATTGTATTAAATACATTAACCGTGATGGACAATTAATTGATGATTTTACGGTTCATGATTTGCGACGCACTGGCTCAACACTATTACATGAAATGGGATTTAATTCTGATTGGATTGAGAAAAGTCTTGCCCATGAACAGCAAGGTGTCCGCTCCATCTATAATAAAGCAGAATATTCAGAACAACGCCGAGAAATGTTGCAAACATGGGCAGATAAGATAGATGAATGGATAAATGGGGATTATAACTAACCGATATTACTAAATATGTTCAGCAAGCCATTTATCTATATCCTCTTTACGCCAAGCTACACGACGCATAGAGGCTTTCACGCTTTTAGGAAATGTACCTTGTTTCATCATACGCCATATTGTCGTTGAACTTAAACTTGTTATTTCGATTACTTGTGTTCTGCTCAATAATGTTGTTTGTCGTTCCATATTATATTTACCTCCAATAAAAAACCTAGCTTTAGCTAGGCTTGTTCGTTTTTTTCTAGCCAACAAAGGAATTTAATATCTTCATAGCCTAAGGTTGTACAAATTCCCTGAAGATGAGAGAGAATTTTGGCAAATTTTTCTGCTTCTAATCGCATAAATCTTCCTCTTTAACATACACACCATCTATCATTTTTCCCTTGCGGTCTTTGATTTGGCGGTAAGCATAAATAAGGGATGTATGTACGTCTGTTTTGTAAAATTTAGTAATAAGCTCAAGTTGATTTTCAAAGCCACTTAAGTAATCTTCTAATCGAGGTACATCACAGTTTTTAGCCAACTCATTTGCAATATTTCCTAAATCAATATTAGCCTGTACAATCTGAGCAGCGACTCCACAATTAAAATTGGTGTTATCACAATGACTAATACTAAATAGCTTTTCCATTTTGAGCTGTTTACGCATAATTGTACAAACAACAAGACAATCCCCAATACTATCTAAAACAGTTTCAAAGTCATTAGTTGATACTCCATAACAGAGTTCTCCAAACTCTTCCATCAGTTTAAGCATTTGTTTTTGTGGCGTTGAGCCTTTAATCAGGTTGCGAGCTTCCGCCCATTGTTCGATTTGTTGGATAAGTTGTTTCATTGTTTTTCTCCATAGTTAAATAATCTTGTAGTCTTAGCCCAATCCATTTCATGACCGGAACCGCCATTGAATTTCCGATAGCTTTATATCATGTGTTTCCCCTTTTTTCTTTTCGCGCTAAAGCGAGGGCGTTTTACGTTTTCATCCGCCATTTGCTTGCATTTAATCTTAAGGCGGATTATTTCCTCGTTCGTTTGTTTTAATTTTTCTTTTAAATCTTCGTGACGGTTTAATGCAGTGTTAAGTGCATTTTCCATTAATTCATTTTCTCGCGTTTGGTCACGGAGCTTTTCTTTTAATTGTTCAATTTCATTGAATAATTGGCGTTTGGTTTTAAAGTAATTAAGTATCATGATATTTCCTTTTGGTAATAAAAAACCGCCCATAAAGAGCGGTCGGTTTTGATTAAAAGTTTACTAAATAACTAATTTTTTGAATGTCGGGTCAAATTCTCGGACGTATTTTAATACGCGCCAGCTTGTCATCGGGTCGCAATCAAATTCTTTGGTAATCCGTTCAAGGATTTTGTGAGCTGATTGTGCAGTGTGGCTATATTCAAAACCCTGTCCGTAGATTTCGCCAGCCATATTTGAGCCGAGTTTTTGAAACATCGGGTAGATATAGCGGAAAGTGTGAATACCTCGCACGAAAGCGAACCAAGCCCATACGAGGCTTTGGAGTTCATCTTCGGTAAAGTCGAAGGTATATTTCTTTTCCGGCTCCGGTAGGGTAAGTTGTTTTGGTTGTTCAACTTGGTTTAAAAACGCACGCAAAACCACAAGATGAAACTGTGGGCTGATCCACGCTGCATAGGCAATTACGATTTCTTTGCAGGCGTATGTGCCAATGCCATTTTTGACAATTAAAACTGAGCTGTGAGATTTCTCACAGGTTGGATTTTCGCTTTCAATCTCTGCAATTAGAGCTTTTGTTTGATCATTTCGCAAAAAATAAGTAGGACGATGTTTTGGATCGTTTCCACTTGCCCTATGAAGATCTGCTAATGAATAAAGATTATTTAAAGTACGAATTGAGTTATTAAGAATTGCTAAATTAGTCATTTTGACTGCTCCTATTGGTTTTCTGAAATTGACCAGTTCTGACACTGGTGCCGAGAGGTTCAGAACCCTCCAATAGGTTAGGGTGGACGTATTCCCCGAAGGTATTGTATTAGTCGCCCTCTCGACGTTGCGAGATATCGGCATAAAAAAAGATCGCTTTTGGCGATCTGCTTACTACCGCCTATTGGAAAAGGTTCTGACACCTTGAGGCAGATAGTAAGATAAAAGGGTGGGGTTTGTCAATAAAAAAGCCTGTGTTGTAAACAGGCTTTTTAAGAATTTTTTAATGTTTAGCGGCTTGGTTGGCAAAATATGCCCAACCTATCATTACTACGGCGAATACCGCTAGTCCGAATGTTAATCCCATTATTGTATCTCCTCTTTCATTTTTCTGAATTTACGCCCAGCAAACAACCCACCATATACCCCAATACCAAGTAAAACGGCATTGATGATTTTGATTATTATCGGGTCTTTACCGTAAAGGATAACAGGAATTGCTAAGATTGCAACCTTTGCAACATCTACTGAAAGTTTTGCCCAGTCGTCTAAGGTTTCTTTCTCAAAAGGGCGTTTAGTGATGTTCCACATCAATTTGCTCCTTTAGTGTGTTAAGAATGGTTAAATTTGACATTTTACTGTCTCCGTTTGTTTAGTTAGTAATTTGATCACTTAGTGGGTGATCGGGCTTCAACTACCGCAAACGGGCGGCGGAACTTATTTCCGTGAGGTATTGTATTAGGTTCTCTCGACCCGACCTTAGATTTTCTAATTACCCAGATCTGGGCAATTAGCAAATTTTAGGTACAAAAAAACCGCTTGCTGTCGGGTGCGGATAACCGCCGTTTGTTTAGTAGTGCGGTTATCCTATCCGTTGTAAGTGGTGTTGTCAATAAGAACTTACTCTGTTTCTGAAATTTTAAATTGAACAGCAACGAGAGAATAATCGTCAGTAGGTGATTTCTCTATTCTTTTTTGTAATGCTGCCGAAAATTTCACAATGCTGTTTATTGTTTTTTCAGAGAAGCGTGGACGATGTTCCCAAAAATGATGAGCACCATCTGACATAATGTAGATGGAAACTTCATTATTCTCATCTTTAAGTTCGGACATCGGAATAAAGAATTCATCCGGTTTCATTTCGACTTGTGTTGAAATTGCGGTAGTGATGATATTTTTCCCCGAAAGTTCTTTTAATTCTTTCTTAGTATAAATTTTTTCATCCAGCAATTTTTGATGTGTCGTATGATCTTTGGTTTTTTGGATAAGTTTTTTCCCGGATTTAATATATAAGCGGCAATCACCAATATGACCTACATATAGACCTTCTTCGGTTAAATAACCAAAAGTTAAAGTGGTTGAGGCTTGATGATATTCCGGTGCAAGTTGCTTAATTTCAGCTAAGCTGGCAGAAAATACATTGTTGTGAGCAGTCTCTAAATTTTGGATTGCAATTTTAGAGGCTATCTCTCCGCCTTTATAGCCACCAACACCATCAGCAACGGCGAATAAATAGCCTTGATTGTATTTTGTGCAAGCGAGTATGCTATCTTGATTTTGTTTTTCCGGTATTTTAGAAAAGGAAAAAGAGGATGAGCTAAGTAAGTGAATCATTGTTCCTCCAATAGGATATTGAGGTGATTGATAATTAATTGATATTTCGAATAGTTTACAACCTTAAGGCTAGTATAACAATGTTCCTATACATTCAAAACGGAATATCATCATCAAAATCTCGTGATTCTGAATCTGTCATTACGTGGTTATATGGATTGGTTGGTGGTGGGTTTCCTGCCGGTTCGGTTGCCCAATTATTATTGCTGTTTCCGCTGTTTGAGCTACCGAGCATTTTTAGCCGGTCGGCGATGATTTCGGTCGTCCAGCGGTCTGTGCCGTCTTGGGCTTGCCATTTGCGAGTGCGTAGTTTGCCCTCAACATAGACTTGTGAGCCTTTTTTCAGATATTGACCGATGATGTCGGCTAATTTGCGAAAGGCGATAATAGTGTGCCATTCCGTATTTTGCTTTTTCTCGCCTGTATTCTTATCGGTCCATTCTTCCGATGTTGCAACGCTAATCTTAGCGACTGGATCGCCGTTTGGTAGTGTTCGCATTTCAGGATCGTTGCCTAAACGTCCGACGACGATAGCTTTGTTTACGCCTGCCATAATTAGCCCTCTTGATTATTGATATTGAGTTTACGCACTTCAATAGCTTGAATTAGCTCCGATAACAGTTGCGGATATTCAACGAATTTTTCATCCACATATTTACGCATTTCTTCAATACGCTCATTGGTGTCAGCTTCATTAATCTTTTCAAGCATTTTATCTTTGTGAGCCTCCGCTTTTTTCAAACGTTCCAGCTCCAAATCCACACCGCTCTCTAACCATTCCACGAGCTTTTGCCCTGTTTCAACGGATAGTCTGAACGGATTGCCGTTAGGTGGAAATAACCCTGTACGGTCCTTGCTTGGTTGAGCAAAATTACCGTCGTGGATTAAATCTAACACGGTAGTAAATTCATACTCAATACCGTCATTTTGTTCCGCTTTCATTCCCAGCTTTTGAACCTGTTTGCGACCGTTTACTTCTGCTTGAGTGGTTTCAGTTTTACTTCGCATTGTTACAATGATGTGAGCAGGGCAAGCAAGCAGATCATCAATTAAAGCACGATGGCGTGCTTTGGTTTCACTCCACGCACTCCACGTATTCCCTTTGAATTTTGCCTTGGCGATTTCGTCATTTAACTCTAAACAACCGCCAGCCCCCGACCATTCGTGCGTGATACTGTCGATAATAATCACGTTAAAGCCATTATTTACGGCAAGTTGCACCGCTTGGCGGTAGCGTTCAGGTGTATAAGGGGCGGAGAGTTCTAAGACATCAAAATCGACGATGTCAGAATAAAGGGAAGCACTCCCTTTTTCTGTGTCAATCACGGCAATTCTGCCGCCAATGCCTTTTGCAGTAAGCAATGCACCGTAAGTTTTCCCTGAACCGCTAGGACCGGTTAAAGCCAAGCGAAGTTTGGATTTTTTGCGTTCTGCTTTTTGGAATTGCATTGTGATTACTCCGTAAAAGTCATTCGTTTGTAGATTTGGCGGACACGCTCAACATCTTTCGCACAGTATTCTGCTACTTCGGCAATTTTGCCGTCTTGAACGTATTGCCATACTTTTGAACCGTCAATATCGCCTTTTTGCTCAACATCTAGCACTTTACATAATTTATCAAGTGATACTTTGTTACCGTATCCTGCCCATTCCGTCATTGTGTCGTAGATATTGTGACGACTGGCGGTGTAATAAGGTTTTACACCGTTAATTACCGAACGTTGGAAAAGAAAACGGTCATCAAATTTGGTAATGTTATGCCCGATGAATTGTGGAACGGTATTGCATTTATTCGCTTTTTCACGCAGGAAGTCGTTAAAACGTGCCAGAATATCTGCTTCACGGTCTGCTGATTGCCAATCTTCACGGTAGAATAGCACTGGCGGTTCGTCATTGATTGCTACACCAATTACAGCAATTTCGCCAAAAGTGCCGTCTAGTGCGGTTTTCGCCACCGCTTCGCCTTTGTTCTGCTCAAACCATTTCGCAATGGTATCTTCACTTTTGTAGTTTGCTGGTGGTTTCAGCGTTTCCGTTACATAGGCTTGGAAATCGGCGTTTTGAGTTGGGATTGTTTCAATGTCTAAATAGATTTTCATTTTGTTGCTCCTTGTTAGTTTTTTTTGATTTTAGTTTGCGTAAAAATCGGTTGATGTTATCGCAAGTTTTAAATTGAGAATGTGGACTGAATACGCCGTGTTTTGGGTTTTCCCATTCTGGTTGTTTGTCAACATCTAGCATTGTTAACCTCTCATTGTTTGTTTCCAGTAATCACTATCATCATTCTCTGCTTTCGCATAAAAAATTGTGCCTTGATCACTTTTTCTATAGCTTGTTGTCTTGTTTCGATAATATCCATCATCGCACCGCTCCCAAGTGCGATATGGTAATCTTCGCTATTGTCTAACTCATCATAAAATTGGCTGTAAATTTGGCTGTTTGGATCTTGTAGTTCCATCAAAACTTCGGTACGCACTCGTTTAAATTCCAAACTATCCTCAATGTCTTCACCAAAATATGCTTCTGCCATATGGTCAAAATGTCTATCTACCGCTTGAATTAATTGCATATCGTTCATTTTTTCTTTCCTTTTAAAAGTAGCGTTTTTAATTTTTCAATAGAGGCTAAGTCAAAGGTTAATACGCTGTGATGTCTTGTTTGGCGATCTAACTTAATAGATAAATTACCCTCTTCATCAAATTGACAATGTTGAACCTTGTGTATTGGTTTACCTCGCTCGCTCTTGATTACCGCACTTAACATTGGATTTTTCCATTCAATAGCCGGAACGCCCAGTTTCTCCTGAAGCATAGGTAGTTTCTTTATCCCTTTTAATTCTTTTGTCATGTTGATGATGTCGATTGCTTTGTTTGTCGCTTTAATGGCGATGATTTCGCTCATCATCGGATTGCAAGTGCAGTACTCTCTCACATCATCTATCCAAACTTCCCCATAAAATTTTTTACTGATTGGATTTTGTAAAATTTGGATTTTGTAGCTATTCATCTTCATTTCCTCTCCTTGTCATACTGTGCTTGTAGTTGTTCGGTGTATTTTTGCATGTAGTCTACATCGGCTTGGGTAGGCGGTGGCGGTATATCGCCCTTGCGTGAAATCCATTCAATTCTTGCCATTTCTTCATCGTAAGCAAGTTGTGCTTCGGGGGAGAGTTTTCCATATTGAGCAAACGCTGGGTGAAAATAGGCAAAGACAAGTAGAGTGCTAAGAAAAATAGCCACGATAAGAACGATAAAGCCAAGCCATCTGTAAAATGAGATTAATAATTTATTCATTTTTTGTTTCCTTTTTGGTCAATTTACTGAATTTAGGTTGAGTGTTGCCACCGCACTTGAGCTGTTGAAAAGTGCGGTGAGTTTTTAGTTAATTTTTAAAAACGAGGCAGAGCGAGTTGCTGGTGCTGTTTTAAAATTGCTTCACCTTGCTGTAGCCACGGATTAAACTCATGAGCAACGTCATAAGACAATGCTCCAATATCGTTTCGAATGTGGCGTTCAAGTCCGAGCATTAAAAAGAGTTGACGATGAAAGATTTCTGTTTGTTCAGCAAGCTTTTTAGCTAGTCGAGTATGTTTCATAATTGCTTCGAATAAGTCTACAGAAAGAATAACTTCATTTTGACTGACTGTGCGTGTTATGGTTAACGAGGTGATGTACGTCAATACTTCATTAAGTTGTGAGCGTTCGATTTGTTCATATTTAGCAACTTTGAATTTGTTTTTAGTTCTCGCCCAAATTTCGCCATAGCTTAAGCCTGTTTTTTCGTGTGTAGCTTTAACCGCATTTTGCACCATATATTGTTCCTCAGGTGTGAGGGTAGTTGGTGCAGGAAGTGCGGTTTGTTCAGTTTTTTGCGAATTTTCCAACTGGTTGAGGAAGGCTCGCAAAACCACAAGATGAAATTGTGGCGAAATCCACGCAGCGTAGGCGATGACGATTTCTTTGCAGGCGTATGTGCCAATGCCATTTTTTGAAAGAATTGCTTGATTATTCGGGTCTTGCTTTTGAATTTCTGCCACAAGATCTTTAGTTGTATCTAAGCGAATAAAAAATGTTGGTTGATGTTTGCTTTCACTGCCAGAAAGTTTGTGCAGTTCGTTTAAGCTGAATAAATTGTCAATTTGACGAATGGTTGTGTTTAGAATTGTTAAGTTTGACATTTTTATGCCCTTTCTATGTGATTTAAGTTAATCCGATCATTAAGTAGGTGATCGGGGTTCAACTTACCACACATAGTTGGCGGAGCTTATTCAGATGTATTGTATATCGCTCTCTCGCCCCGATCATAATTCGGATTTTCTAAGCTCTGCAGATCTGCAGAGGTAGATTTTAGGCATAAAAAAACCGCTATGCTATCGGGTGCGGATAACCGCTATGTGTAAGTAAGTGCGGTTATCTTAGCCGTTGTAGGCGGTGGTGTCAAATTATTTTTGCGTAATAGCTCGCCTAGATAGCGAGTTAGTTAAGAATTCTGCTTTTAGCAACCTCAATCAACAGTTTGTATTCATGATGAGTTTTGTCATCGTGGACTTCTTTTGATTTTAAGAGAAACTCGTCCATCGTACCTGTAAAGCAACCTCGAGTAACAATTAATCCATTTTTTCCATTAAATACGGTGAGCGTTCCATTTTCTGAGCCAATGTTGCTTGCCAAAAAAATCATTTTTCGTTCAGAGATAACCGCAAAAGATTTCACCCGAGCATCACCGAACACCTCAGCATCACCGTACACCTGAGCATCACCGAACACCTCAGCATTACCGTACACCTGAGCATCACCGAACACCTCAGCATCACCGTACACCTCAGCATTACCGTGCACCCAAGCATTACCGCACACCCGAGCATCACCGCACACCCGAGCATCATCGAACACCTCAGCATCACCGTACACCTCAGCATTACCGTACACCTGAGCATCACCGAACACCTCAGCATCACCGTACACCTCAGCATTACCGTGCACCCAAGCATTACCGCACACCCGAGCATCACCGTGCACCCAAGCATTACCGCACACCCGAGCATCACCGCACACCCGAGCATCACCGCACACCCGAGCATCATCGAACACCCAAGCATTGCCATCATGATCTAAATTTTTCTCTGTCTCGATATAACCACCTAATTCGCCTACAGAAACCACACCAAATGTAATAAGTGCTTTTATACGGTAGAGTGTTCTGCCTAGATACTTTATTTTGTATTCTTTGAGTAGTTCATATTTCTTTTGTGTTTGTTCTGTCATTTTGTTTCCTTATCTTGGATTAGATAAATTTGGGTTAAAAAGCCCTCACAAGGAGGGCAAAGGAGTACTATGTCAAGTACATAGTAGTAGCAAAATCATTCAGAACGGCATTCAGTTCTGGCTTGTTATCTTTAAATGGTAACCGTACGTGTTACCGGATCTTTGGCGGAACACTGAATGCTGTTTTGAATGAACAGTGATTTTATACCTGCCACTGTTCAAGCAAGTTACAAGAAACTTGCGTTCTTTTTCTCTCTTAATAAACCGCACTTAGCAAGGATGAAAAAACCACAATTCAAAACATAAGGATTAAATCGCTAAATGCGGTTTATTGAAATTCTTGTCTCTCCAAGTGTCACGCGTTTAGCTGCGTTTGCTGTTATACCTGCTTGCTTCCACTTTCGGCAACTGCACCGTTTTTCACTGGCTTCTGCTTCTACAGATATTCAAAACATGGCGTTACTAAGTAGGTTAGGGCTTTCAATCTAACGACCGCTTAGTACCGTTATGCGCCATGTTTTTTTAAATGAATTTTTAAAGAACGTTGAGCTATTGGGTAGCTCGTTTTGATGGGCTTATTATCACGTAAAGTGATTTAAATGTAAATAACAAAATGTGATATTTTTTTAGTGAAAATATCACTAATTGTGATAAATCATTGATTTCTAAAGGTTTAGGGGGGGGATTTAATCGCCTATTTTTTAAACGATCAAAGTATAATTATTGAGATTGCGAGCTTGATCACAGACCGAAAACCACGCTTTTGAGAAAATAAGAAAGGATTTCTATGGAGGTTATATGAAAAAACTACTGATGACTTTATGTTGTTTACCCGCTTTTGCTTTAGCTAACGAAACAGGGGAAAGTTGTACTAAGATTGAGGATAGTACAAAACGCTTGGAATGTTACGATAGTATCTTTGTAAAAAAAGATGCCGGTAAAGAGGAAGTTACCGCTGAAAAATCTAAGTGGGAATATGAGCAAGAGAAAGATGAACTGCGTAATGCTACAACTTATCTTGCGAGAATAAGATCGACTAATACAATAGATTTTGGTTTTCCGTATGATTCATCCGGACTGAATTTAATGCTACGCAAAGACCCTAAATATGGCAATGATATCATTTTCAGTATTCATGGGCAGTTTAATGGCTGTATGATTGATAGTTGTAAAATTACGGTGAAGTTTGATGATGGTAAATTGGAAAGTTATCGAATGGTTGGAGCAGATGGCGGCAGCAATGATGCACTTTTCATTGAAAATGCAAAAGCGATGAAAACTTTTGTAGATAAGCTGAAAAAATCTAAGAAGCTGATTGTAGAAGCGAGCTTTTACAATTATGGCAAAGGGCAATTTACCTTTGATACACAAGGTTTAGAATGGAAACATTTTTAATCGGGAAAAAGCTACGTAGATGCGTAGCTTTTTTGATTAGATATGTTGGGGCAAAATAACTATTTCAGCCTCAAAAATTTGTTGGTCGAAGAAAATTTGGCGTTGCCAAATAAGTGCTTGTGAAAGCTGACGAAACACAAATCGTTCAGGTGCTATTTTTTGTAGTGCTAACTCAAATTGCTTGTAAGTTTTTTCTAAATTCTCTAGTGCGTGCGTTGGTTTCTTAGCAATTCGCTTATTCCAAACCACTTCTTGATGATACAGCCGATTTCTAAAACGCATAATTTGCTTTAATGTATTGTATAAATCCTTAAAATTACTAAATCTATGTCCAAAAATAGGCTTTAATACACTTTGCCAGTAGGCAACATGTTGATTACGCTTTATATCATAATTAAACAGATTTACCCAAAATCCAAAAGAAATGTGAGAAATGATATCATTTTCATTGTAGTTACGCCCACATTCACTAATGGCTTTTTGTAGCTGGCGTTTAGATTCTGCATTAAGAGGAGCATTACTATCATTCGCTAGAAAATGAAAGAATTCGTATAAATTATGATTAGGTGCAGCAAGGCGTAACAACTGACTGACTTCATTTCTTAGTGCCACCTCTATTTCTTGAATCAATGAAAAATAAATTCCTGTTCGATGTTGCAAGGCAGTATAAATTGCAATCGCTTCTTTCTGTTTTGTGGGATCATTTCGGAAAAAGCAAAATAAATATGTACTCAGCCGACTTTCTGAAATGCTTATCACTTGTTTGGACAACATATTTTCCTTTACTCAAGTTTAGTTTAATGTAATAATGCTTGTACTGGCAACGGACCCGAAGCCCCAGACGTAGGAGCTGGATCGCTTTGTAAAGTGTGAGAATCGCTTGTTTGCGGTTCAGGAAAGGTAGGTTTTTTAAACCTACCTTTTCTTTATCTACACTGTTCTTCCAACCATTTCTTAAATGTTTCTTTTTTCCAACGAGCTTTCCCCAAAATATATAAATCAGGTTTAGGAAATGAAATATTCTTTTCTAATTCTTGATGGACTAACTCAATATGAGTCTCATACATTCTTCTTGTATTATACACAGTAGCACCTAGCCCTCCATTTATACGCAAATGATGGTTAGGCAAATTAACCAACTCTTGAAACTCATCTGCCCCAATACCTAACCTTTGGATAATATCATTTGCGGAAAGTAATTCGGCAGAACCTTTCATTATACTGTTGATCATTTTATCCTTTGGTGTTGATGCAAGTTGTGCCTCAACGATAGCCTGTTTTACATCTTTAAATTCTGTCATATTTATTTCCCCTTATCTCTTTCTGCGATAAATACGATGTTCTACCATTGTGCCGATAATTCTAATTTCTTGCTTTAGCGTTGATAATTTATGGTAATCCGGATTAAGAGCGATAAGCTCAAAATGTTGTCTTCCGTATTCGTTTAAGTCTTCTAACGGGCGGTATTTTTTGAAAGTAGCCTCATAATCACCATTAATTGCAGCCACAAACTCACCGGCGTGCGGTTGTACATCAGGATCAATAATTACTCGGTCTCCTTCAATAAAATCAGGCTCCATCGAGTCCCCTTTGATTTCTAGGGCAAAAGCATTTTCAGACACATCAAGATCAGTCAGGATATATTCATAATCGCCACAGGTTTCACGAAAATCATCAATACCCGTCCATTGTCCAGCTTGGATATAGCTAATGATAGGAACTTTAGTTGTTCCAATAGTAGCTGGAATAATATTACTCGAACCAAAAGCAAGATCGGAAGGTTCAATATTTAATACCGAAGAAATAATTCGGATATCTTCTAAATCAGGCATCCTTGTTCCTGTTTCATAATTACCAATCCTTGATTGCCCCCATTTACTTGCTTTTTCTCTAGTATCTAGCTTGCCACAAGCTTCAGCAAAGTCTTTCTGATTCAAGCCTAGAGCCATTCTAAACTTTTTAATACGTTCACCAAGTGTGTCCATAAAGCACCTCTCTTTGAGTTTTATCTAATAATATCACGCTACGTTATATCTATAAAACACAATTCGCAGTTTACATTTATCACAAAAAGTGATTTAATTGATAAAAAATTATCACAAAGAGAATTTATATGAATAAAATCGCAGATTTCAGAAAAGCACTGAATGTAACACAAGCCCAACTCGCTGAAAAAATTGGTTGGACTCAGCCAAGAATAGCTAACTATGAAACAGGTCTCCGAACACCAAGCCTACAAGATGGAAGAAAAATTGTTAGAGCTTTAAATGCTTTTGGTCTAAGCGTTAGCTTTGATGATGTATTTCCAGATGATAAACAATAAAAAAACACCGTTGCAGCGGTGGTTAATCAATAAGTAACGAAAGGTAATTCCGATGAATCAATTATTAAATATTTCAGAACAAAAATCAAGCATTACGATGAGTAGTCGTGAAATTGCTCTTCACGGCAAAGAACCGTTTTTTGCATATAAGCCTGTACTGCTGCGTAAAGGGGCGGCCAAACTTTACGAGTGGTACATCAAAGGCGAATTGCCAATGAAGAAGAACTGGAACGGCGAATTTACACAAGATAAGGTGGTAGGGTTATGAGTAAATTTATTCCTAATTCTTTTCAAGTGCCAAATGCGGTGGTTGATGAACTGATGGCAGAATTGTCAGGGGCTGAATTAAAGATCTACCTGTTTGTTTTACGCAAAACCAAAGGCTGGAACAAAGAAGCTGATGCTATTTCGGTTTCTCAATTTATGGAAGCCTGTAATTTATCCAACCGCAAGGTAATTGATGGCTGTAATCGTCTCGTTGAATTAGGACTTTTAGCACAAGGAACTGGCTCTCGCGGTACGAAGATTTTTAGTGTTAAAAATTACACCTGTGAAGAAAGTTCACTAGTGAACAAAGTTCATAGCACCTGTGAAGAAAGTTCACTAGTGACTAGTGAAGTAAGTTCACACACAAAATACCAAGTTAAAAACACTACTAAAAATACAAATATTAAGATCGATCCTGATGAACATCATCAGGCATTTGCTGAATTTTGGAAAGCAGGTTTACCTAAAATTGGAAAGGACAGAGCGTTTGGTTTTTTCCGCAAAGCTTGGGTTAAACATAATCAATCTTCGGAAACTAAACTTACTCTTGGTGAATTTGCATTAATGCTGATAGATGACATCAAGCAGCGGTTGCAGAGAGGACAATTTGGATTTGATAAATTGCATCCGTCCACTTACCTGAATCAACAACGCTGGCAGGATGAAAAGCCGTCCGTTAATTTACTCAACCATCAGGGAAATTCTCGACCAAATCAAACGGGCTTTGCTAATAAAAATTATGGTGAAACTATTCTGCCAGAATGGGCTAAGGACTTGCAATGAAACTTGATGAATTACTTGAGAAACGTAAGGCGCTTCAAGCCAGCCTTGAGAGTACTAAAGGCTTTCGTAAGCCCTTAGATGGAGCTGTGGATAGTGCCGAGTCTGCTCAATGTAACCAGCACGGTAGTTACACTAATTACAAGCGTGTGATTACTGTTTTAGGACAAGAGAAAATTTTTAATACTCCTTGCCCTGAATGCGTGAAGTTGCAATTGGAAGAGCTAGAACAACAGATTTCAGCGATTGAATTAGGTAAAAAAACCGAAAAATTAACCGCTTGCGTGCTAATTCTGGCATTCCTGCACGCTTTGTTGAAGCTAGTTTTAGCAATTTTGAGCAAACGACTTATAACAGTCTAGCCTTGAGAACTTGCCAGCGTTATGCGGACAAGTGGTTAGATAGAGCCAAAAGTGGCGGCGGCTTGGTGTTATGCGGTCGCCCCGGTACTGGTAAAAATCATTTGGCCTGTGCGATTGCCCACCAAATTATTGAGCAGCATCAGGCGGAAGTGTTTTTAACTACCGCAATGCGGATCTTGCGTAAGGTGAAATCTACTTGGAACAAGGCAAGTGAACAAAGCGAAGATGAAGTGATTCGGTTCTATTCTAAGCAGGATTTATTAATCATTGATGAAATTGGTGTGCAGTTCGGTAGTGAATCAGAACAGATGATTTTGTTTGAAATTATCAATAATCGATATGAGGAAATGCGTCCAACCATTCTAATTAGCAACTTGCCTGAAAGTGAACTAAGTGCATTTATTGGTGAACGAGTACTAGATCGTATGCGAGAAGGGCAAGGAGCGGTAGTTAATTTTACTTGGGAGAGCTATAGAAAATGACAGACCAACAATTTGACAAAGACACTTACCCTACATCGCTCTCGGTATTCAATCCAATCAATGATGAATTTGGTTTTACCGTTGATGGTGCGGCGTTACTACATAATGCCAAGTGTGAAAAGTTCATTACGCCAGAGATGAATTTTCTGACCTATCCTCTAGAAAACGAGCGTATTTTTATAAATCCACCATTTAGCGATCTGCTCAGTTTTATCAAGCGTGCAGTTGAGTTATTTGAAAATTATAACTGTTTGGTTGTGATGTTGCTACCAGTAGATATTAGCACCGAATGGTTCTATCTCATTACACAGAAAGCAACGGAAATTCGTTTTATTGTTGGCGGCCGTATTAAATTTTTAAGCCCTGATACCAACAAATGGACAGATGTGTGCCGTGGCAATCACTTGGCGATATTTGACCCTAAGCATCGCAATATGGGGCAAGTTATCCGCCACGTTCATATTGATGATTTCGGAGCATTGGAATGGCGAGCAAACAGCAGAAAAAGACAGTAATCCACGCTGTTAAGTATGCTAATGGTGCTGTAGTAGCTGAAACGGATTATGACCGCAATTTACTGAAAAATCTGCCGATTGGGAGTGCCGTCAAAATTACCCCGATTGGTAACAACCGAAATTATCAACATCACAAAAAATTTTTCGCCCTATTAGATGCAGGGTTTGAGTATTGGCAGCCTGAATTTAGTGTATTAACTCAAGCGGAAGAATGGATAGCACAAGCTGTCGCAAGAGAAATTGCCGTTGCTGCAAATGATGAAAATCTCTACCGGAATGTAACAAAGCCCATTGCAGAGCGTGTGTTAGCCAAAGTACGTTCAAATCGTGAAGCAAAATTGGATTATGAAGGAATGAAAACCCTTGAAGCCTATCTCGATCACGTTATGAAAAAAGCTGGCTTTTACGATATTAAACCTACACAAGATGGTGGCACAACGAAAGAGCGCTGGTCTATCTCATTTGCGAATATGCCCCAAGAAAAATTCAATGATGTTTATAAAACGGTGTACGGCGTAATTTGGAATGAAACACTTTGCAACATTTACAAGAATGAATGGGAATTAGATAACAAAATAAATCAATTAATAGGGTTTTACTGATGAATAACAATGCAAGTTTAGTTAAATGCCCCGAATGTGGAGCAGATATGAAAGATTGGCGGAGCTATTCAGCAAAAGATGAAATAGACAAAATCAAGCCGTTTGAATGTACAGGGCTACGTTGTGGGAAGCGTTGGAGTGAAGAAGAATTGGGAGTAAGTAATGAAAGTGAATTTGAGAAAAGAAGCTAAAGGTAGAGATTGTCAGGTGCGTTTACCGGGCATTTGTAATTTTAATCCTGAAACAACTGTATTGGCTCATTATCGTATGGATACAGGCATTGCGAAAAAGCCGAGCGATAAACGAGGTGCTTGGGCCTGCTCTGCTTGCCACGATGAAATTGATCGCCGTACTCGTATATTAGACTATGATTTCGTAAGACAAGCTCACGCTGATGCTGTTTTTAGAACGCAAGATATATTAGAGGCTGAAGGTAAGCTATGAGTGATTGGCTTGAAATTGCATTACCCTATCCACCAAGTGTAAACCATTATTGGCGACATACCCGAAACGGTAGACATTATATTTCAGAGAAAGGACAAGCATTTCGAGAGCAAGTAGTAGAAATTTGTAAACAGTTCGATCCATTTAAAGGTGCAGTACAAACAGTATTGCAGGTTTATTATCCAGATAAAAGACGAAGAGACCCAGATAATCTAGAAAAGGCTTTATGGGACGCATTAACCATTGGCGGTTTGATTGAAGAAGATCACAATCAGATTTTAGTCGATAAGAGAATGATTACAGCAGGATTTAAAAAGGGCGGAATGATTATTTTAAAAATTAGGGATTATGGAAATGCGTAAATTTAATGAATTAACACTAACAGATAAACAGGAAGAGTTTGTTGATGAATATATGTATAAATGGGGAGCTTGGATTCGTAGCGGTCGAATTGATAAACCCGGCTTAAACATTATTGCTAAATTGATGCAATCTGCTATTCCGTCAGAGCCAAGTGAGCCAATGTGCGATGATGAAACAGGTATGATGATTAGTCAGACCATTGAGCAATTCTTCAAGAAGAATGACAGTTTGTTGCATTTCATTGTATTTTCATATTACGTAAACAAGCGTACAGTAAATTTTATATCGGTTAAATTGCGTGAGAATTGCGGAGAAATAAAAATGCAACCGTGTTCAGGTAAGTCAAATATTCGGGTCCCTAGCTTAAAAACAGTTAAGCGTAATGTAGAAAAAGACTTAAAGTTAGCAAAAGCAATAATTCACGAACTGTTGGTAACTGGTTTCGTTCTTCTTCGAACAGGTAATGAAAAATCAAAAAATATCAAAATAATGTATTGACGAACTTGTCATCTTGTCCTATCATTTCAATATATGGTGGTCGTCGTGTAAGTGATGTTCACCGAGTGAATTTTATAGCCCTGATTGGTTTCCCAGTCGGGGCTTTTTTATTCCCCAAATTCCAGGGGTAAGGTAATAAATAAAATGTTTAAAGACCCTGGCAATCAAAGTTATTGGTGGGCTGGCATTGGTGGTTTCTTCTCGTTGATGTCTGCCCAAGAGTTACTGGCGTTAATCAGTTTAGTTATCGGTGCGGTAACAGCCGTTGTGAATTTAGTTGAGAAATATCATCTGCGTAAGATTAAAAAGCGTGAAGAAGAGCGAGCTGAGCAGATCCATCAATTAAAAGTGAAACGTTTAGAACAGGGGCTTAGTGATGAGTAGTAATAAATGGGGAACGCTTGGCAAAGTTGGTGGTGCTTGTTCAGTGTTAACAATAATCGCTATTATGATGGCTAATTATGGAGATGAATTTCGTACAAGTGTAGATGGGTTGGAAATTATCGGTAATGCAGAGGGGTGTCGTCGCGAACCATATAAATGCCCTGCTGATGTTTTAACGGTGGGGGTTGGTAGTACAGCGGTTAGCGGTGAAGCAATTGAAGCTGAGAAGATTTACTCAGATCTTGAAATTGCTCGTCGTTGGAAGAGTGACATTGTGATTGCTGAACGTTGTGTTAATCGCTTGGCGAATGGTAAGCAAATGCCGCAATCTGTATTTGATGCGACAGTATCAATTACTTTTAATGTGGGGTGCGGTAGGTTATTCAAATCAATCTTATTCCGTAAAGCGAACGTTCGTGATTGGCAAGGTGTGTGTAATGAATTACCACGATGGGTATATTCAGGCGGTCGTAAGTTGAAAGGCTTAATCATTCGCCGAGAAAAAGAAAAGGCATTGTGTTTGTCAGGTTTGTAGGATTAGTAGTGCGCTTATGTTTGGTAAAAATATTGGAGATGGCTTAACGTGGTTGTTTATGATGTGTTGCCTTGGTGTGGCTGTCGTTATCTTTGGGTTAGGTGGTTGGGCTTACTATCAGTCAAATAAGATTGATAACTTAAATGCCGAAATCGAAATGCACTTAAAAACGATTAATATACAGAGCAATACCATCACACAGCTCAAAGCAGATGTTGAATATAACAGACAGTTGACACTTGAACTAAGCAAAGCTGAATCAGATGTAAGGAGTAAGACAAATGAAATCGTTAAATCTATTTCAAGACAAGTCAAAGATAGTGAAGCTTTTAATGCTGATGCTCCTAACAGTGTTATTGAGTTCTTGCGTAAGTAATGAGCCTGAAGTAAAAGCTTGTCCACAATTACCGGTGGTATTAATTGCTAATTTAGACAAGACGCCATTTAATGGGCGTACATATGGTGATGTTACGCAATACGCAGTGATACTCAAACGTGAGCGTGATATGTGCTTGAACAGAATTGATAAGATTCGGGAATGGCAAACAGAAGATTTAAGCAAATAGGATTATGTATGATGGGTGGTGATGATAACTGTGGTTGATATTGCTGTTGGTTGTACGTGATACACCAATAGTAGCCATTACTTTATAAGGTGAGCAATGCTCACCTTTTTTATTTGGTACATATATGAGTCGTGATGATTGGCATTATTTATATAACCGTAAAGCGTGGAAACAATTACGCCTGGACCATTTATCGAAAGAACCTTTGTGTGTTTTTTGTCAGAAAGATGGAAAGCTCACCCCAGCAACTGTAGTGGATCATATCAAAGCGCATAAAGGCAACTTAAATTTATTCTTTGAGACTAATAATCTTCAATCGCTTTGCAAATTACACCACGACAGTACCAAGCAAAAAGCTGAATTAAAACAAGTTAATTATATTGGTTGCGATGAAAACGGTTTGCCTATTGACCCTGCACATCCTTTCAATTTGGGGAGGGGTGGGTAAAAAGTTCAGATTAAAAGCTCTGAATACCGCTTCGGGAACTCCATTTTATCGCTATTACAGTTTTTCTACCCTTTTTTAACACTTTTAGGAGGGCTTTTATGAGTAAACGAAAGTTACGTGCTGATAGCTCGACCGCTAAGATGTTAGCCTCTCAAGCTGCACAAAAAACTCTCGAACCGCCACAAAAATTAACAGCAAATGAGATGCGGTATTGGGAGAGTATTATCACAAGTCGAGCGTTAGATAGCTGGACACCCATTGATCAGCAGAGAGCAGTAAAACTTGCTAAGTTATATGTTGAAATTGATGACTACGAAAAAGAATTAACTACACAAGTACGTCGTTGGATAAAAACAGACACAGGCACAATGAAGATGCATCCATTGCATTACATTGTTGAAGATTTGTACAAGCGTGAGATTCAAATGTGTCGTAGTTTACAAATCCATAGTCGAGCAACAAATGGCGAAAGTCGTGATCAAGTTAAAACCAATCAAATTTACCAAGAAGCGCGTAATGCTATCAGTGATGATGACGATTTAATTGCAAGGATTATTAACTAATGACAACAGCAGAAAAAGTGATTGCATTTATTGAGCGTTACTGTTTTGTGCCTGAGGGGGCGTTAGTTGGTCAGCCGATTAAGTTAGAAGATTTCCAAAAAATTTATATCTATGATGTATACGACAATCCTAATGGTACAAGCCACGGTATTTTATCTATTGGTCGTAAGAATGGTAAAACAGCATTGATTGCATGCTTATTATTGGCTCACTTAGTTGGTCCCGTTGCTATTTTGAATAGTCAAATTGTAAGCGGGGCATTAAGTCGAGAGCAAGCGGCGCTCGTGTTTAATCTTGCAGTAAAAATGATTCAACTTAATCCTAAATTGAATGCACTGGTTGACATTAAACCGAGTGGTAAACGTTTAATTGGGAGACCAATGCATGTTGAATATAAGGCTTTAGCTGCTGATGGCAAAACAGCACAAGGTTTATCACCGGTATTAGCTATTCTTGATGAAGTTGGACAAGTTCAAGGGCCACAATCAGCGTTTGTTGATGCGATCACAACTGCACAGGGTGCTCATAAAAACCCATTGCTACTAACAATCAGCACTCAAGCAGCAAATGATGGCGATTTACTCTCAATTTGGATTGATGATGCAATAAATAGTCATGATCCACATACGGTTTGCCACGTTTATAGTGCTGACAAAGCGTTAGAAATTACTGACCCTAAAGCGTGGAAACAAGCAAATCCCGCATTAAGCATTTTCCGTAGCGAAGATGATATTCGTAAACTTGCTGAAAAGGCTAATCGTATGCCAAGTTTTGAAAATACTTTCCGTAACCTAAACCTTAATCAGCGAGTAAGTACAGTTTCAACCTTTGTCAGCCTTGATGTATGGAAAGAGAGTGGCAACGAACAACAAAGCCCTAATGGTTTAACGGTGTATGGTGGTTTGGACTTATCAGCTCGTACAGATTTAACCGCTTTAGTGCTGACTGCTAAAGGTTATGATGGCAAAGTCAATGTTTACTCATTTTTTTGGACGCCTGAAATAGGTTTGGAAGATAGAGCGAAACGAGATCGCGCTCCTTATGACGTTTGGGCAAAACAAGGTTTTATCCGAACAACACCGGGAGCAACCGTTGATTATGCCTATGTGGTACGTGATATAACGGAAATTTTAAGTGATTTTGATATTGCTGCAATCGCTTTTGACCGTTGGCGGATTGATATTTTCAAAAAAGAAATGGAACTACAAGGGATTAACTTACCTTTAGTACCATTTGGTCAAGGTTTTAAAGATATGTCCCCGGCAATAGATATTTTAGAAAGTGATTTGCTCAATGGTCAGCTATGTCATGGAATGAATCCTGTTTTAACAATGTGTGCGGCAAACACCGTATTAACTAAAGACCCGGCGGGGAATCGAAAATTTGAAAAGTGCAAAGCAACGGGACGAATTGACGGAATGGTTGCTTTAGCAATGGCTAGAGGTATCTCGGAAACAACCGAAACTCTACAAGATATTGATTTATTTTTACAGGATATGATTATCGGATGAATACATTAAATGATACAGGTTGGTGGTCACGTTTTTACGAGCGCTGGTTTGCAGGAAGTAAACGCTTAGATAAAGGTTCAATAACAGCCCCCTTTATTAGCCAATCAAGCGATTCCGGCAGTCAGGTAACCGCCGAAAATGCTTTAAAGTTAAGTGCAGTTTGGGCGTGCGTGCGCATACGTAGCCAAGCTATCTCATCTTTGCCATTACATTTAAGAGACAGTAATCGAAAAGCGGCAACGGAACATCCACTCTACAAAATTATTCATGATGCGCCCAATGCGGATATGTGTACGAGTGAGTTTTGGGAAGCGGTTATTTCTAACCTTGATTTATGGGGTAATGCCTACTGTCGAATTAACCGTATTGGTGAACGAGTGGTTTCGCTTGATTTATTCGATCCGCAGTATATGAGTGTGAGACGTGATGATAGCGGTGAGATTATCTATAAATACACCAAAAATAATGTGGATGGTGGCGAATATCTGGAAAGAGATATTTTACATTTCCGTGGTTTCACTCTTGACGGGTTGATTGGTCTATCGCCGATTGGTTATCAAGCGCAAGTAATGGGGCTACAAATGGCGGCAAATAATGCAGCATCAAAAGCTTTTAAAAATAATTTAAAAGCAGGTGGCTTTCTTAAAACGGGTGAACGAGTATTAAATGAAGATCAGCGTAAACGAGTTCGAGATGGACTAAATGAGTTTGGTAAACCTGAAAATGCGGGAAAATGGATGGTGCTGGAAGCGGGAATGGAACCGGCGAATATGTCAGGTGCCTGGATTAATCCACAAGATGCACAGCTCTTAGAAAGTCGTTATTTTGGCATTGATGAAATATGCCGAGCTTTCATTGTTCCACCGCAGTTAATTTATAGCACAAGTAAGGAATCTTCTTGGGCATCATCATCTGAGCAAATTAACCAAAACTTCTTAACTTACGGATTAACTCCAACGCTCAAACGAATTGAGCAAACCATCTCACGCAAATTATTAAAACCTGATGAACGAACAAAGTTCTATCCCCGTTTTAGTGTAGAAGGTCTACTTCGTGCTGATAGTGCTGGGCGTGCGAGTTTTTATACTGCAATGCTCCAAAATGGTGTAATGACTCGTAATGAAGTTCGAGCATTAGAAAATCTTCCACCTGTAACTGGTGCAGATCAGCTAACTGTTCAACTGAATTTAACGTCAATCGATAAAATTGGAAAGGAAACAGACAATGACAATTGAAGTTAAAGACCTACTTTTCAAAGCGGAAGCCGTCAAAGATGACGGCTTTTTTTCTGGCTATTGTAATGTTTTTGATGTGAAAGATGCTTATGACGAAATTGTTCGTCGAGGTGCATTCACGGAGTCCATTCAAGGTTGGAACGCACAAAACAAAATGCCACCTGTGCTTTGGAACCATGACCGAAATCAGCCTATCGGCGTGTGGACTAAGCTTGTTGAAGATGACCGTGGTTTATATGGCGAGGCTCGCTTGCTCATTAACGATGTAGCTCGTGCTAAAGAGATCCACTCGTTAATGCTTGCAGGTGCCATTGATGGGTTATCTATCGGGTATCGACTTAGTAAATGGGCATATAACGAAAAAGAAGATGCATTGGAATTACTGGCTATCGACCTAAAAGAAATTTCAGTCGTGACATTCCCCGCAAATGAAGAAAGTCGTGTTGATATTGTGAAGTCTGCTTTAGCTAAAGGCAGTTTACCAACTCTCGCAGAGTTTGAGAAAGCCTTGAGAGATTTAGGGTTTTCAAAAAGCCAAGCGGTGACTGTTGCTAGTCATGGCTTGAAAAAACTTATTCAGGGCGAGCCTGAAAAAAATCAAATTAGCAACGCATTAAATATTATCAAATCAATTACCGGAGAACATTAATATGTCAGAAGCAGAAAAAACAATTGAACAGCTCGCCAACGAGTTTAAAAAAGCGACCGACCAAGTAAAAGACTTAGGTGAAGAATTACAAGGAAAAATGGCGAATAACGAGAAAGGCTTAGAGGGCTTGAAAGAAAAAGTTGATGAAGCGCTTACTTCAATGGATGATGCTAAAAATCGCTTAGATGAGTTGGAGCAAAAAGCCGCACGTCGTGGTGGCGGCGAGCAAATGGAAAAAACTATTGCTCAGAAATTAATGGAAACGGAGAGTTTTAAATCCTTTGCCTCTGATCCTCGTAAAGGTAAATCAACTTACCTATCCATTAAGGCTACCATTACAAGTGCAACAAGTCACGCTGCGGGTTCCGCAGGTGCATTAATCACTGAACATCGCTTACCGGGTATTATTACGCCACCACAGACTATTTTAACCTTGCGTGATTTATTAGCGCCGGGTACAACCGCAAGCAATGCGATTACCTATGTGCGTGAAACAGGTTTTACGAATAATGCTGCACCACAAGTGAAAGAGGGTGATAAAAAGGCGCAATCTGATCTTCAATTCAGTGATGAAACCACACCGGTAAAAACCATTGCTCACTTTATCAAAGCCTCTCGTCAAATTTTAGATGATGCACCAATGCTTGAAAGTCATATCAATGGCCGCTTGATTTACGGTCTTAAATTAAAAGAAGATCGTATGCTGTTAAACGGTGATGGTTCTGCGGGCGGGTTAACAGGATTGATGACCAAAGCAACAGCTTTTGCCGATCCGGCAAGCTTAGCAAAATACACCATTATTGACCAATTACGCTTGGCGTTATTACAAGTCGTCCTTGCAGAATATCCATCTAACGGTTTTGTACTTAATCCGATTGATTGGGCAAAAATTGAGTTAGAAAAAGATGGTCAAGGTCGTAATATTATTGGCAATCCACAAAGTTTAGCCCAACCCACCTTGTGGGGTGTACCGGTGGTACAAACTCAAGCAATGACTGCAGGGCAATTCTTAACAGGTGCTTTCAGCCTTGGCGCACAAATTTTTGACCGCCAACAATCCGGCATTGCCGTATCAACAGAGAATGAAGATGACTTCGTGAAAAACTTAGTCACCATTCTTTGCGAAGAACGCTTAGCTCTTGCAATTTATCGCCCGGAGGCTTTCATCAAAGGAACATTAGTTGCTAAAACAGCCGGAAAATAATCACAAGCCCCTTAACGGGGGCTTTTAGGGGAAATATATGCTAGTCGATCTTGAGCTAATTAAACAGCATTGTCGCATTGATCATGAAGATGAAGATAAATTACTAAGCCAGTATGCACAAGCAGCTAAAGAATATATTGAGCAGAAAATTGACCGCACTTTGTATATCGATGCCTTGCCGGAAGATGAATCAAATGGGCTAATCGTCAACGCAGCAATCAAACAAGCTATGTTGATGACTATCGCACACTGGTATGAACATCGCGAAAGTGTTATCGTGGGAACTATAACTTCAACAGAAATTGAAGAAGGTGTTTGGCGGCTTATCCAGCCTTACCGAATTATGGGGGTATAAATGGAAATTGGAAAATTACGCCACCGTATCACATTGCAACAACAAATTAACGCCCCAAATGATTACGGAGCTTTTGTTACAACATGGCAGGATATAGCGACCGTATGGGCAGAAATCAAGCCGATTTCGGGGCGAGAATATTTTTCAGCTCAACAGGTACAGTCAGAAGTAACTACACAAATTTGGCTCAGATACCGTAAAGATATTAAGCCTACAATGCGAGTAGAACATAACGGCAAGTACTATGAAATTATCTCAGTGCTAAATTACCGAGGACTAAATAAAACACTTCAACTGATGTGTAAGGAAAAATCCAATGGTCAATTTAAGCGTTAAAGTAACCGGCTTGAAAGAGTTAAAGCAACGATTAAGTACTTTAGAACGTAAAGCAAAAAATCGAATTGCAGTGAAAGCAATGCGACGTGGTGGCATAATTATCCGAGATCAAGCAAGGGAAAATGCCCCGTTACTCAAAGAGAAAGTACCACATCGTAAACGTGGTACGCTGAGAAAGTCAATCGTAACTCGTACTAAACTACAAAAAGATGGCTCAGTTCGCACTGTTATTTTTGTTCGTACGCTTAAAAATAGCAAGATACTTGAGTTTAAGAGCAAAACAGGTAAAAGCGGAGCCTATAACCCTAACGATCCTTTTTATTGGCGTTTTCTTGAGTTTGGTACATCCAAAATGCCGGCACAGCCATTCTTACAACCGGCTTTTTCATCTAAAAAAGAGAAAGCCTTACAAGAAATCATTTCAACCTTAAGAGATGAAATATCAAAAGAGGCAAAAAGATGATTCAGCAACAACTCTTTAACGCCTTGAAGCCGTTGGTTTCAGGGCGTTGTTTTTATGAAGTCATTCCTGACACCAACAAGGAATACCCTGTTCTTGTTTATCAGTTTCCAACCATCACGCCTAATTCAGCCCTTGAAGATGGTGATCTTGATGATTTTACAGTACAGATTGACATTTACAGTCCCAATCCTGATGACATCTTCGCTTTACGTAAACCGATTTTTACTGTCTTAACAGAAAACTTTGATTTTGCTGAGCGTGTGAATGATTTCAGCGATTACGAACTCGATACAAAACTACATCGTCGAGTAATTACTTATCAAATTGCTTACGGAGAATAACCATATGGCAACACAAACCACCCCATTTCAGGGAACAAAATTCTATATTGGTACCGGTTTAACGACTGAAAAAGCCATTACAGCTTGTACAGTTTCGCCGGCTCCAACCATTACAGCAACAGGTCACGGAGCTAAGGTCGGTGATTTTGTAAAAATTACAGGCTTAGGCTCGCTTGATGGCTATTACCCTGTAAAAACAGTAGCAACAGATGTTTTGACATTTGCTGATGAAGTGAACTGGACAGCACAAGATAAACCTACTGATTTTTCTACTGCGAAAGTAGCCGTTGTGAAATGGTCATCAAACTTCTGTGCTATTAAGAACATTGAAGGCGATGGCGATACGTTAGGTGAGGAAGATATCACTACAATGTGTTCGGAGGGGACTGAAACAGAAGCGGGCGAAATTGAATATGGCTCAATTAAACTCACCTTTTTCTATGCTCCGGCTACCGCAATGCAGTCAGATCTTCGCAAAAAGTTCTTTGCTAAAGAAACTTTCCCTTGGATGATGATACTGAAAAACAAACAGGGTTCATTATATGGCACCGGTTTCATTCAAACCGGCCCAAACTTTAGCGGTGAAGTCAAAGGAAAATTTGAATCAGGCGTAACGATTAAAAAATCAAAACGCGATTACTTATTGCCGGTACAAAGTGCGGTGTAATTTTAAAATCTTCTGTAGTAAAAGTTATATCCCCCCCTATATAGGGGGGATATTTTTTTAGGGAGAATATATACCGCACATGGATATTTATACACAATTATAGGTTGGAAGACATAAATGAATTTACGTAAAAAACTCTTAAAAAATACCCCAAAATTAACCGCACTTGAAATCAACGGTGAGAAATATTTTATCCGCGAATTTACTGTTGGCGAACTTAATAAAGCCCTTTATGGTCAACAACAAGAGTTGATCCGCTTAGCACAAGCACAAGGTATTGAATTAAATTTCAATGATGAAGAAGAGTTAACCAAACAACTGGCGCAAATTTACGATCCTTATCGTATTGCTCGAAATATCGCTGCTCGTCTTTGTGATGAAAATGGCAATAACCTTTTTGATCCAAATAAAAAAGGAGATTTAGATGCGTTATCTAAGCTGGATAAATCGACTTTTGAGCAATTCAGTCAAGCATTAGTAGGTATTACGCCAAAAAACTCACCAACCGGCGCCGATTTCAATTAAATCTCGCATTGGCGCTGGGTAAAACTTTACAAGAAATTGACCAACTTCCGGAGCGAGAATTGAGCGAATGGGAAATATTTTATCAAGAACAACCCTTTGGTCTATGGCGTGAAGATTATCGTACGGCACAAATTTCACATCTTTTAGCGGCAATCCATCGAGATCCAAAACAAAAAGCTACTACATTAACAGATTTAATGCCTTTTTTTAACAATAAGAGCGGTAGTGAAAATGACGAAGATGACGAAGATGACGGTTCAGTGGCCTATTTGGCAAATCGTTAAATTCTCTATTGCTTCTGTATTTAATATAGATTAAAATCTATCTTAAATAATAAGAAAGGTAATAGCTGAATGAGCGTGAAATTGAAAGATCTGATGAATAATCTTCCGGCTGAAAAGCAAGCAAAAGTGAACGCTATGGCGGATGATATGCGAATGGAGTTACAACTTTATCGCATCCGTGAAGAATTAGCGCTTTCACAAAAGCAAATGGCAGAAGCATTAAGTATCTCTCAGCCATCAGTTGTTGCCCTTGAAAAACGTGGCAATGATATTAAATTATCATCAGTTAAGCGTTACATTGAGGCAATGGGGGGTGTGTTAAATTTATCAGTTGAATTACCAACAGGGAAAACCGTTACTTTCAACTTATAGGATGACGGGTCGGAAACTTATTTGGCAAATAGAAATAATTTCGTACACTAAGTAAAAAATATAAGGAGGGCATATGTTTAGAGAAGAAATCGGAATGATCGCTTGGCTGGCTAAATCGTTTACCTCCGTAATTGTTTTATTTATTATCATTCCTATTTTTATCCTTTTAATCTTAGCAGGTGTGATAACAGGTATAATTTGGAAGGTTATTCTTGGTGTGCTTGCAGTCGTGGGAGGCAAGGCACACAGGGGATAGGTTTTTTTTTTTTTTTGGCCTTGCCTCCCACGACTAGATAAAAAGCTCGCATATTGGCGAGCTTTTTATTTTGGAGGATATAATGTCGCTAGGCTCTCTGTCTATCAACTTGAATTTGGAAACAGTCCAATTTCAAAATGCGTTAAACAAATCTAATCAACAAACACTAAAATTTGCCAAGCAATTTGAAGTTAACTTATCGAAAGCACAAACAAAAGCTCGACAATTTTCAGAGCGCACTACGCAATATTTAAGTAATATCGAAAAAGCAGCGAATAACATTAATTCAACGACAAAGTGGGGGTTTCGTTTTGAGAATTTAGGAAGAATACAAGAGTTTGCAAGACAAACTATCGCGATGATGGACGGTTACACCGAATTACAAAACCGCATGCGCCTTGTGACAAATTCTCAACTTGAAATGGCAGCAGCTACGGAAACCGTATTTGATATTGCTTTACGCACTAACCAATCATTAGGGTCAACGTCGGAAGTATATCAACGCTTTGCTAAAAATGCACAAAGATTAGGAATATCTCAATCTGATGTGGCAGAACTAACTGAAACTGTAGCAAAAACAGTTGCAATGTCAGGAGCTAGTGCGGCGTCAGCTCAAGCATCATTAATGCAATTTGGGCAGGCAATGGCTGCGGGACAATTACGTGGTGAAGAACTCAATTCCGTAATGGAACAAACACCGGCACTTGCGCAAGCTATCGCTGATGGTTTAGGCGTGAGCGTTGGTGCTTTGCGAGACATGGGAAAAAATGGCAAACTTGAGATCTCAAAGATTATTGACGCGCTAAAAAAAGTAAAAACATCTATCGACAAAGATTTCGAGAAACGTGTCAAAACCGTTTCTATGGCGTTTACCACCTTAGAAACGTCAATGACAAAGTTTGTTGGCGAAGTCGATAATAGCTATGGTGTAACGCAAAAGCTCGCAGATACTATTGAGTTGGTCGCCAATAATTTAGGAACATTAATCACTGTTGCATCAACTTTTGGTGGTGCGCTAGCTATTGGTCAAGTCTCCAAATATTCTTATGAACTACTTAAAACCGGTGTTAACAGTGCGAAAAATGTAATCGCTCATACTCGTGAGGCTCAAGCTATTTTAGCCAAAGCAACAGCAATACGAACTGCTGCACAAGCAGAAATGGCAACTTTGAATGCACAATATCAGTTGGCACAATCTGAAAAAAACGCGTGCGGCTATTCGTGAGCAAATGAAAGTACAGGCAGCGCAAATTATTACATTGAACAACGCAGAAGCCGCCGCAAAACGCAACCTTGCGACCGCAACGAATTTAGCCGCGACAGCCGCACGTGGATTGCGTAGCGTCATGGCGTTATTGGGCGGTCCGGCAGGTGCTGCAATGATTGCCGCCACAGCATTAATGTATTTTAGTAATAAAGCTCATGATGCTAGACAATGGGCGTTAGATACAGCAAATGCTAACCAGCTCTTAGCAGAAAGTTACGATCAGCTTAGTGAAGCTGCATTGTCTCTAAAAATTACAGAACAGCTTGATAACATCAAAAAATACTACGCTGAAATTGAAAAAATAAAAGCAGGGATTGCGACTAAACAAATCGGAACGGATTTTGAAGGTTTTCAAGTTGGCGGCGAGATAGATGAACAAGAACTTGAAAAGTTAAATAACCAAATTCAAACCGTACAAGAAAATGCGGCAAAAGCCGAAGACGCATTAGAAAAAATGCTTTCTCCGCTAGGCGAAAAAATGTTGCGTTCAGGTAAAACTTTAGATGATGTTCGTCAAAAATTTAAACTACTTGGTGCTGATGCGGACGTCGCTGAACGCATTATTGCAAATTTACCGACATCTTTTGATAACACTGCAAATAGCACTAATACAGCAACCGTCGCCGCACTTGATTTTGATAAGGCGATCAAACAGCTGAAAGAACGTTCACAAACCATGCAACAACGCCTTGAAGTGTTGACATTGAAGAATAAAGGACATGCTAAGGCAAGTTTCATTCTTGCAGGGTTGTATGACACCTTGGGAGCAGCAGGTTCAGAATATTCAAAAGTATTAAATGCGATAGCAAACGGTGATGTGGATGCAGCACAAAGCGCCGCACAGGCTATTAATTTATCTGCGCAACAGCTACAAACCATGCTGGATATGGGTAAACAGCTGGATGCCATGTTTGCCACGGAGCAGCAAACCCAAACCTTTGAAAAAACCGGGAGTTCACGTCAAGAAAGCAGCCGTGATAGTTTCTTAAGTTTTTATGATGAGCTGGCGAAAAAAAGCCAATCTACTTATCAAGAAATAGAAGCGGAAGAACGGCGTACCTTAAAACGCTTGGCTGATTACGCAAAATCAGGTGTAGCAACGCAACAGGAAGTCGAGCAGGCTAAATTACAAATTGCTAAAAAATTTCAGCAACAACGCCAAGAATTAGCGGATAAATACAGCCCTGAAAAAGCGGCAACGCATGCTCTTGAAAAAGAACTTGAAGTGATCAGGCAACTGCAAAATGCAGGGATTTTGAATATCCAAGAAGCGCAGAGGGCGGCACAAAGTGCAGAAATTCAATTTGCTGAACAACGTTCACAAAGTGCGGTCGATCCGGTGGCACAAATTCGCGGACGCTATGATAAAAATCAAAATCTTGAAAATCAACAAACGCAAGAACTGGCATTTTTACAATCTATTTACGAGCAAAAACTCATCAAGGAAGAAGAATTTCAGCAACGTAAAAGCCAAATCATTGCTGATTATCAAAACCGCCAACGTCAGACAGAATTAGATTATTATTCCCAATCAACTTCAATAATGAACAGTGCATTTGGTGAAATGGCTAATATCATGGCAGGTTATGTTGGTAAGCAGTCTACTTCTTACAAAGCAATGTTTGCCGTATCAAAGGCTTTTGCGATTGCCGAAGCGAGTGTGAAACTTTCACAAGCGATTGCCCAAGCTATGGCTGATCCTACCGCACTTACGCCGGTACAGAAATTTGCGAATATGGCTTCAGTTGCCGCTGCCGGTGTGAATGTGCTTTCTCAAATTACCAGTGTTGCTTTTGCGAAAGGTGGTCATGTTCAAGGACCCGGAACCGGTACAAGTGATTCTATTCTTGCCAGATTATCCAATAACGAATTTGTGATGACATCTCGTAGTGTGGATCATTATGGTGTAGGTTTCTTAAATGCGCTTAACCAAAGACGTTTGCCAAAATTCGCCGGTGGTGGTCACGTTGGCGGTAAATCAGGCAGTTATGATGGTTTGTTCAATAGTAGTAACAACACTCAAAGTAATGAAGTATCGATTACGATCAACATTGACAGTAACGGAAATGAAAACATTACAGCAGAACAAAAAGCGGCACAAGGGAAAGAACTTGCTATGGCTATTCAGGCTAATGTGCTTGAAGTATTGAAAAAGCAACGACGTCCCGGCGGTTTACTCGCATAGGTGGTCAATATGGCATTAAAAACGCTGTCGTGGTGTCCTCAACCGGGTTATACCGTGGAAGAAGAACCACGACGAAAAGTGCTGAAGTATGGTAACGGCTATCAGCAACGAATGGAAGATGGAATTAATACACTACTGCGTAAGTATTCCGTAACCTACAAAATAAAAAACAAAGAATCGGCACAATTCCGCAATTTTATGAAAGAACACGGCGGAGTTCGTGCCTTTTATTTTAAAGATATCGCTCTTGGTGGCGAGTTAGTGAAGGTGGTATGTACTAAATTCCCTCGACAAGTGGGGAAAACACACACAATATTTACTTGTGAATTTGAAGAAGTTGTGTAACCCACGAATAAAACAATCCCAACCCGATCAGAAATGGTCGGGTTTTTTATTATCTAAATTTTACAAAAGGACAAATTATGCAATTAGCAAACCCTGAAAATTTTAAACAGTTCATTCAAGTTAAAGACCGCAAAGCAGTTACCACATCAGAGATTGTGGCAAAAGTATTTGGCAAATATCATCACCATGTTATCCGTGATATTCGTGAAATTCTTGAAAATGGTGACGAGGAATTTAACCGAACCAATTTTGGTTTGGTTGAATATATCGACAAAAAGGGTGAAAAACGCCCAATGTTCGAGATGACCAAAGACGGCTTTATGTTGCTGGTAATGGGCTACAAAACCAAGAAAGCAATGGCGATTAAGATTTCTTACATCAAAGCCTTTAATGCAATGGCGGAACAAGTGAGTCAAAATGGCTTAACCTTACTTGAACAATACTATCAAGCCATTGGCGAACATAAAGCCGAAAAACAGCTTGCGAGCTTTTGTGGTAAAGCCTTGAATGAATGGAAAGGCAAAAAGCCGGTATTAGAAGGTGTGATCCGCATTATGGAAGATAAAATGCAAATTGAATTACCGCTTACAGAACTACCAAAACTCACACAAATCTAACCGCACAAAGTGCGGTTAGTTTTTACTGGCAGTCAGTTTGAATGCCATATTTTTCAGCGTAAAGCAAAATAGCCTCAGTAATCATTGCATTTTGAGCAAGACCCCGTTCAAGGCTAATTTTTTCGACGAGATCGAAAATGTCTTTTTTAATTTTAAAGGATTTGGTTTTTACGCCACGCTTATCATCAGAGCGTTTTTGAATTTCAGCGGTTGACTTTGCCATAAATATTCTCCATAATTAATTTTGAAGAACGAGAGAGGTTTCCCCCTCTCGTTGAATTATCATCAAATTAGTACGCTGGCAGGCTAATGACTAATAAGATGATAACTAGGATAATGTATTTAAACATTGTGTTATCCTCTTCAAAGTTGGGTGGATTGAAGGTCGCACCCAGCTCGTTTCCGCAGTATTGCGAAAACAAGAATATTATAGGTCGTTTTATATTTCTGGTCAAGGAATAAAACGACCTATTTTTTATTTGACTTTTAAAAATTTCAGTAGTAATATTCTTCTCAAGGCGTAGAAACCTAAACAAACAGCGGCAATCCGCACCCGTCAGACAAGCGGTTTTTTTGTGTCTAAATTTTGCGATCTTTTTCCTGCCATTAGAAAAAGATTGTACAGGCTCAATGTCGAGAGGGCGGAGAATACAATACCCTTTGGGGAAATAATCCCGACCGTCTGTTTGCGGTTTTCTAACCTCTCGGCACCCTATAAAATAGGGTAAAACTTAGAAAAAAACAAACAGGAGCAGACTTATGTCTAATCAAATCACTACTCAAACAATCTCTTTTCACGGTTCAGATCTTATTACTTTAAAAGTCGAAGATATTATCTATACTGCGGTTAAACCTATCGTTGAAGCTATGGGATTAGACTGGGGCGGACAACAACAAAAACTCAGTAAATCAGGTAATAAATTCGGGTGTAGAGATATCTCTATGCCTACAAATGGCGGATTACAAAAGATGATTTGTATGCCAATCAAAAAACTCAACGGCTGGCTATTTAGCATTAACCCCGAAAAAGTGCGGGCAGATTTAAAAGAAAAAGTGATCCGCTACCAAGAAGAGTGTTTTGAGGCACTCTACAACTACTGGCACTTTGGCAAAGCAGAGCGTAAAACCACAGTAGACCAAAGAACAGGATTGCGAAATGCAGTAAATATGCTGGTGGGTAAAAAGGCGTTAATGTACAACGAAGCATACAATCTTGTTCATCAACGTTTCAATGTGGAAAGTATCGAAGATTTAACCGCTGAACAACTTCCGCAAGCGGTCGAATATATCCATAAAATTTACCTTGAGGGCGAGCTGATTATTGATGAGCCGAAAGCCAATAACGATATTCAAATTTCTGCAGACGTATTTGAAGCCATAATGAAACACACTAGATTGGCGAAACGACTTGCGGAACAAGTCGAGCCATTCCACCGACAACTACACCAAATGCTAGGTTTGGAGCGTTGGCAGAAAAATGACATCGCTTCACTGGCTTACGGTGTGAGAGTCGAATTTAATCATTGGCTAAATAAGGGCGAGAAAGTGCTAGAAAGCCATTATCGCCTTGCCTTACCAAATTAATTTTGAAAAAAATTGACCAAATCCAACCGCTTGTAGCCAAGAATTACAAGCGGTATTGGTGCTGCAAACAATTTGCCCTGATGAATTTCATCGGGGCTTTTTTATTGGAGAAGAATATGCCAAAAGATCTACCGTCAAAAATGGCTCAAGAATTGCCAAAACTGGAACAAGGGGCATTGATTGAGCTATGGGAAATTGATTTACGCCATATTGCCAACGGCAATGGCAATAGCGGTGAGTTGTATCGATTCCATAATGGTGTAAGTCAAAGCCGTGCGAATATTTGGTGGCAAGGCAATGAATACCAAGCTTATCCAATTAAGGCTGACGGATTCGAAATCAACGGGCAAGGTCCAAGTTCACGCCCTACGCTTACAGTTTCCAACTTGTATGGCATTATTACCGGCATTGCTGCCAACTTTGGGCAAGGCGTTGGCGGTAAAGTCACTCGCCGCTTGGTGTATGCTCAATTCCTTGATGCTCGTAATTTTACAGGTAACAAAAACAGTAAAGCTGATCCGACACAAGAAGCAGTAAGTTACTTCATTATTGAGCAACTTAAAAGCCTTGATGATGAACAAGCGACCTTTGAACTGGCTTCCCCAGCGGAAACCGATAACGCCAAAATTCCGCTACTAATGATTACTTCTGATGTGTGTATTTGGCAATATCGCTCCGCACAATGCGGTTACACAGGCGGTCCAGTTGCAGATGAATTTGATAAGCCAACCACCGACCGTAAAAAAGATAAATGCTCACATTGCATTCGTGGCTGTAAGCTGCGTTTTGGCGAAAATGCCGTCTTACCCTTTGGCGGTTTCCCTAGCACCACACAATATGGAAATTAAAATGCAAATTGATGACCGATTAAAAAAAGAAATTCTAGCTTACTCCAAACAATATGAACCGCAAGAATCTTGCGGTTTTGTTGTTTCTGAATATATGTATGGGCAGTTGATTTATTTCCCTTGTGAAAACGTAGCAGATGATCCGATCAAGTTCTTTGAAATTTCGCCGGATGACTTTATTCAAGCTAAAGATCTGGGGCATATTGTGGCGTTGGTTCATTCGCACCCCGATTCCGCAACAGAAAAAGGCTTGCCGTATTTATCAACAGCAGACAGAGAATGTCAGCTCCGTACACAATTAGATTTTTGGCTGGTAGTAGATAACGATATTAAACAGTTCCGCCCTATTGAACCGCTGATTGGTCGTCAATTTGAAAATAATAAACAGGATTGCCGTAATATCATTCTTGATTGTTATATGTTGGCAGGTATTGAATTGCCCGATCAATCCACTTACGAATTTGAGTGGTTTGATCATGCTAATTTATATGAAGAGGGCTTGGCTCGTTGCGGATTTGAAAAAATTCCTTTTGATGAAGATCCACAGCTTGGCGATATCATTTTAATTCAGGTAGGAGCGGATGTAGGCAATCACGCCGGCGTTTACCTTGGTAATCAAATGATGATTCATCACAGCGAGGGGCGATTATCAGCACGAGTGCCTTATGACGGCTTTTGGCTTAAATCCACACACTCAATTTGGAGACATTCACAATGGCAAAAATTACATTTCACGGCGATCTCAAACGATTTAGCGATCGACCATTCGAACTTGAAGTAAGTAACTTCCGTGAATTAATGAGTGGGCTGCTTACCCAAATTCAAGGTTTGCGTGAACATTTACGTAATGGTTATTACAAAGTGCGGATTGGTAAGAATTACTTAAACAATGATCAGCTACAAACTAACCCGATGATTGACCTTGATGACAGATCTTCCATTCATTTCACACCGGTGATTGTTGGAGCCGGTAAAAATGTTGGAGGAATTGTGAATATCGTGGTTGGTGTTGTGCTTGTTGCTGCTTCTTGGTATGTAGGCGGTGCCGCTGGTTGGGCTTATTTCGCAGCGGGTGCTGCAATGATGGCCGGCGGTGCAGTTACATTACTCTCTAAAACACCTGAAATGCCTAGCGGAGTGAACGAAGGTGAGAAAAAACAAAGCACATCATTTAGTAACATCCGTAACTTAACTCCGCAAGGCAGACCGATTCCTTTACTTTACGGCAAGATGATGACAAGCCTTGTATTGATTTCACAAGGGATCGAAACCTTTGATGATGTTTAAACATTAAATAATTAGCAAAATTCTGAATAAATTTGACCGCTTGTAAGCATTGTTTACAGGCGGTTTTCTGTTTTTAAGAGGTATGTATGGGCGGTAAAAAACAAGGTTCAGCACGCACACCACACGAAGCACCTGATAGTCTTAAATCAGCACAGCGATTACGTGCGATTGGCTTGATTTCATTAGGTCCGATTAAAGGGCCGGTAAACAAATGGAAATCAACCTATTTTGACAATACGCCAATTCAAAATGAAAATGGTATTGATGATAACGATGAAGCCAGTTTCAACTTTAAAAATACCGAAGTGTCATTCACATTAGGCACACAAGACCAAGCCCCATTACAAGGCTTTGAAATGTCAGAGCGTGAAGTATCGGTTAACACCGAAGTGAAATACACTACGCCAATTACTCGAACCGTTACCGATCCTGACGTTACCCGTTTGCGTGTAACTTTGGGGGTAAATGCTCTCTATGAGCAAAACGATAAGGGGGATACTAACGGCACATCGGTTTGGTTCCGTATTTTGATCAACGGATTGCCGCGTGCAACTTATGAAATTAACGGTAAATCATCATCTCGCTTTTATCGAAGCTACATTGTTGATCATTTACCTGAACGCCCTTTCACTATTACTGTAGAGCGCACAACAACGGATTCTAAAAGCCAACGCTTACAAAATACAACAAACTGGGTAAGTTATACCGAAATCATTGATACCAAATTGTCATATCCAAATATGGCATTGGTTGGCATTAAAACCGATTCCCGCTATAACCCAACTTTTCCAAATGTGAATTTCTTGCTTTATGGGCGTTTGGTTAAAGTACCCGGCAATTACGATCCTGAAACTCGCACCTACTCGACCGCACTTTGGAAAGGCGATTGGAAACAAGCGTGGACAAATAACCCGGCTTGGGTATTTTACGATTTAGTAACCGACCCTTTGGCCGGATTAGGTAAGCGTGTGGGCGATTATGGCTTAGATAAATTCCAGCTCTACCAAATTGCCAAATACTGTGACGAATTGGTTGATGACGGTTACGGTGGCAAAGAACCGCGAATGACGGCTAACTTATGGCTGACCGATCAACGTTCCGCCTATGAAGTGCTTTCTGATATGGCATCGGTATTTCGCGCGATTGCCTTATGGAACGGCACGCAATTCACGGCAATTCAAGACCGTACAACCGATCCGGTTTGTACTTATAGCCAAGCAAATGTTATCGACGGTAAATTCTCTCGCCAGTATGCGGCGATGAAATCTATCTATACTGCCGTAGAAGTCGAATATGCTGATGAACGCAATATGTATCAAAAAGCGGTGGAATATGTCGCTGATGATTTAATGATTGACCGTTACGGCTACAACGTCAAAAAAATGACCGCTTACGCCACAACAAGCCGAGGGCAAGCCCACCGTTGGGGTAAATGGATTTTAGCCACATCGCTACTGGAACAATGTACCATTACATTTAGCGTTGGTCGCCAAGGTTTATTACATTTACCGGGGGATATTATCGAAGTCGCTGATAACGATTACGCAGGAAAAACGCTTGGCGGTCGTGTAGTAGCGGTTAATGGTAAAGTGGTTACGCTTGATCAGCCTATTGAAATTTCAGGTAATAGCTATTTGAGCTACCTCAACGATGAAATGAAAGTTGTAAAAGTGGCAATTTCCAGTGTAGATAGAAAAAACAAAGCCGTAGTTACCTTGGCAACAGTTCCAACAGGGCTTGAGCCAATGAATGATTGGGTACTAAAAACGCCAACCGTTTCTACTCAGCTTTACCGTGCGATAGGCATTACTGAAAATGACGACGGCAGTTATAGCATTACAGCTCTTCAACACGAACCGCAAAAAGAAGCGATTGTAGATAAAAGTGCGCACTTTGTGCCGACGACTCAAACCGTCTATCATGCGCCACAGATTAATGATGTTAGCGCTAAGACCGGCTATGACGGTAAATTATATGTAACTGTTGATGTCGGTTCCGGCGACGGTGAAGTGGCATTTGATGTGCGCATTTTCAAAGACGGTAATTTCTTTGAATATCGACGTGGATTAACTGATCCGAATATTTCTTTTGAGAATTTACTGAATGGTGCATATACCGTAACCATTTACGCTAAAAACAAAAATGGTCAAATTGTTAGTGAGAAAACAACCGCTTTTACCATTGACAAACCACCGGTACCAACCGGCGTTTTAGTTACTGGTGGATTAGGTGAAATTACTATTGAGTGGGACTGGGTAGATGATGTCACCTACACAGAAATCTTTGCCAGTGAAGACACGAATTTTGCCAATGCAACCAAAGTCGCTAAAGTGCTGAGTAAACTCTATTCACATTCGGTCGGCGCACAGCAAACGCGCTATTATTGGCTACGTCATGTGCGCGGTGTGAATAATGGACCATTCTATCAAGAGCAAGGAATTAAAGGCGAAAGTGCGGTCGATTTAGACGCAAGATTAGAAAAATTTAATGAAGAATTGACTAAAAATATCATTGACGAAGTGATTGATAGCGCCTTGCCGGCGCGCCATCTCGAGATGATAAAAACTGTTAACGGATTGGATGTTAATACCTTTCTAGGCTATCGCCAAGTACACAACACCGTAGATGGCAAGTTGTACACATGGAATGGCACGGTTTACGTTGCAGATAGTGGAGAAGTCTTTGCCAATGAGATTAAAGGTATTATTCAACCGGAGCAACTCGCGCCAATACCGACTACCAATTTAGCCGGTAAACTGACCGATGAACAAATTCAGTCTATTAATGCGACTAAAGTCATTGGTACGCTCTCATTAACAAATATGCCAACCATTCCTACCAGGAAATTAAGGGGTCAATTGACAGACAGTCAATTACAAGGAATTAGCGCAAATAAGATTACTGGTACAATTGCAGTATCACAATTAGCGTCTATACCTACAACAAAATTAACCGGTACGATTTCGGCTAATCAGATTTCAGCTAATAGCATCGGTACGAATGCAATACAAGCTGGAGCAATTGGGGCTACACACTTACAATCTGGAAGTGTAGGGGCAAGCCAAATCCAAGCTAATGCTATTAGTTCAAATGCAATTCAGTCTGGAGCTGTTGTTGCAGGTAAAATTGCAACTAACGCTGTTGTAGCTGATAATATTGCGTCAAACGCTATTACCGCAGTTAAGATTTCAGCAGGTGCTATCACAGCCGAAAAATTAAGTGCAAATAGCGTAGGTGCAAATGCAATACAAGCTGGTGCCATTGTCGCCGGTAAAATAGCCGCGAACGCAGTTACTACCGCCACTATTGCAGCAGGAGCAATCCGAGCAAATCATGTTGCAGCCGGGGAATTAACGGCGGATAAATTGGCGATAGGGCTAGGTGGGAATTTACTATTAAATCCGATATTTGCCAATCTAGCTTACGGTTGGGAAAGCTCAAACGGGAACTATAACGGCGGTAAGATAAAGCGGAGGTGTGTAAAACAAGGAGACGAATCTTGGACGCTTAAAAACGCCTTGAGCAGCGAAGAGCGGTTAATTAAATTGACCTTTGTTGAAACCATCAGCCAAGCTAAAAATCAATGGGCTGATGTATGTCGTCAAAAAATTCGTTTAATTCCTAACCAATGGTACATTTTTAGTGCCTATGTGAATTCTTACCGGTGCGGAGCAATGTTATTAGTTGAAGAACTTAACACTACAGGTGGTTATGTTAAAGCTGTTGCAAGCAAAAGCATCACTAACGCAGGTTCATTTGAACATGGAGTAAATCAAAGTTCACGAAATTTTGTTAAATTTCGCTGTCCGGAAAGCGGTTATGTGGAAGTGATCGTCAGGGCAAACCAACAGACGCAAAGCAACCCTGAGGTTTATGTTGCCCGCCCCATGCTCGAAGAATGCACGCAATACACCAAAGAACCTAGCGCATGGCAGAATGCCGGCGTGACAGCGATACACGGTGGCTCGATTGTTACTAACACTATCACTGCACAACAAATTGCAGCCAATACGATAACCGCAAAGGAAATCGCCGGCGGCGCCATTGCTACGCGGCATTTGTCTGCTAACTCGGTCAATGCGGAACATATTGTGTCTAAGTCGCTCACTGCGGATAAATTAAATATCAACAGTTTATCCGCGATTAGTGCGAATTTAGGAGCAGTGACCGCGGGGAGTATATCCGGTACAACGATAAATGGGGGAACGATAAGCGGAACAACCATTAATGGGGGAACGATAAGCGGAACAACAATAAAAAGTGCATATTTCGAGTCTGCAACGGGTAAATTTACCGGAGCCTTGGAAGTAACACAGTTAATTGGTGGGAATGTATTTGAGAGAGCTGTTTTTAAATCTAAAGAAACTGGAAAATATGATACTTATCGTTATGAGGAAACTCATTACTATTATGAACATGTTATTAAATTTAAAATCAATCCGGCACCGGTAGATCGTTATATTTACATTGAAGATACTATTCCGGATGGTTATTACGAAACAAAATCATCTGGAAAAAACGGAATATACTATAAATACCATAAATCGAGAAATGTTGTACGTACCATAACACCAAATGTTCCCGAGGTATTTGAAGATGGTGGAGTATTAAAAAAAATACAGAATATACATTAAATGTTTCTGCTTATTTATCTAAGCGTTATAATACATATCCTAGACATTATCCTCAGTTTAAGCTAATCATAGAATTGATGATGTTATCAAGCAAAACGATAACGCCACTCTAAAAAACAAACCGCACTTTCAAAGTGCGGTCAGTAATTAAAGAGTTTGTAATTCAAGCAAAGTTTCAGGGTGACCGGCAATTTTAAGTAAAGTTGCAGCTGAACCGGAAAGCAAATGGCAGAAGCATTAAGTATCTCTCAGCCATCAGTTGTTGCCCTTGAAAAAGGTGGCAATGATATTAAATTATTTCAAACAAAGGAAAATCTTATGACAACATTTAATAAAATTTTAAACCCAATGTATTCAACGATTGCTACATATTCTATTCAAGATGATGGCGCGATTAATGCAAAATACGTTATCGGCACAGGAGTTGATGAGGAGGGTCAAGTAACCGACTTCACACCGATTATCGAAAGTTACAAATGGATCGACAGCGAAAATGCGAAAGGCATTCTCGAGGCTCCGCTAACCGAAGATGATTTAGGGAAAACGCCGACACAGATCATGCTGGATAGAATTTATCGACATTTAAAAGAGAAAGGGGATATTGTGGTTTAGAAGTAAAGGCGGGCAGTCCGCCTTTTATTCTCAAAGTAAACCCTGTCACATTACAGATGCGTTATCATCAACTATATGTTATTATTAGGAAAATTTTTGTTAATTGCAATTGTTATTATAAATATAATGCACTTTGTGTTAATGACGGTAAAATTGACGGTAAATTATAAGTTTTTATTTTATTAATTTTTATAAATCAATATGTTATGAAGTTAATCAACCATTGAGTGGGAATAATTGCGTTTTTTGATGACTCGGCGGATAACGCTGTTTAACGATTCCACCGCATTGGTGTATAAATCACTTTGCGGATATTCGGAGGATAGTCTAAATTCTTCAAAATTTTTAAAATGTTTATTTGTCCTTCTCGGTTGTCAGGTATCTTTAAAAAATCATAAGGATTATTATCTTGTTTAAGGGATTGGGTGAGTGTCATATTTAATTTTTTTATAACAATGACGATAGAATATAAGATAAGTTAGGCAAGTACACATATCACTATCGCTATGCGGACTTGCAAGGATAATTCCCTTGACTTTTTTGTAGTTTAGACTTATCTCGCGATAGCTACGAGAATTAGCGGATGCTTAATTTTATGTCGTGTAATCTTTCTGCAAACTATTTTTTGACTTTGAAAAATCGGTTACAAAGGCAAAAAATACTTAGTTAAAGGCTTGCTGAATATAGGAATTTTCATTAGGCTGAAAAGCCTTGAAAACATGATTAATGGGGCGAAATAGATTGTATGAATTTGGATAAAAAATTATGGAAAACAAGAACGCTATTCTCGCCAATAATGTACATTGCGGGATTATTGCTTCCATTTTCGGCGTTATCAGCACCCAATGAACCTAATTTCACTCAAATTGATGTCCATCACCAAACCGAACAGCTTTAGAACATCAAATCTTTATACCGTTTTAATATTGGCTACACCTTTTAAATCACTTATTTCAAGATGAAATTAAGGACAAAACATGAACAAAAATAAATTCCGAGTCATTTTTAACCGCACTTTATCGCGTTTTGTCGTGACATCTGAGTTGGCGAAAACAGCGGATAAATTATCACAGGCAGATGATGTCAATGCGATTGATGTAAAAAGTGCGGTGTATTTTTGTTCTGTTTTCCCCTTAAAGATGTTGAGTTTTAGTTTGTTCCGTGCCTTGGGTATTTGTCGTTGGTAACTCCACAAACTGCCTTTGCCAATCTTGAAATCCGTGCCGATAAATCTGCACCTGTCAATCAACAACCTATCATCCTTTCTACCGCAAATAGCATTCCGCAAGTTAATATTCAACCCCAAAACAGTAAGGGGCTTCCCTATAATAAATATGCCCAATTTGATGTGGATACCAAAGGCGCTATTATCAACAACAGCCACAGGCTCACCTAAACCCAACAGGGCGGTTTAGTCACAGGTAACCCCTATTTAGCGCATGGCGAAGCGCGTGTGATTTTAAATGAAGTCAACTCGTCCAACCCAAGCCAATTAAAAGGCTATGTGGAAGCGGCGGGTAAAAAAGCGGATGTAATTATTGCCAACCCTAGTGGCATTCATTGTGCGAGTTGTGGCGTCATTAACTCGGGGTGTACCACCTTCACCACAGGCAAACCCCATATCAAAGACGGACAGGTAGATAGCTTTACCGTTGAAAAAGGTCTTGATGTTATATCAAATATTGCTACAGATTCCAATTTAGAATGGATACAACAAACCGGAACAAAAGGAAGTTTATATACTAAAAAGGTGTTCCAAGTCGATTCAAAGTTGATGGGGTTGTTGATGGTGTCAAAATTAGAGTGATAGTAGAACCTATGGGCGATGGTGTCATTACAGCATTCCCTGTTAAATAGGGGGGATATGTTAATAAAAAAGAAATTTGAAAAATTACTTCCTTTACTTAACTTAATATTGCCCTCAGAAGATTTTAATAATGCTATAGAACTAACTAATTAATTATGATGAGTATGGAGTCACTATTGAACTAATATGTATTCAGTTATATGAAAATTATATTTCGATAACTGATGAAATAAAAAATGATTTTAGATATTATTACTGAAATGGATTTAGATCTGGAACTTATTGATGGAATTAAGGTAATCTGAGCATTTTCATTACCGAAAAGGTAAAATATTATGAAAAAAGCTTTTAGAATATACTCTCAAATATACTTGATGGTTTTGTTTATCTATACTAGTTATGATGGAACTGGAAAATATAGACCAGCATCAGTAAAACATAAATCTTCTTATGCAATAACAGGTGTTCAGGATAATTTTGAAAGAATTACAAAAGTATTTGATTCTAGAAAGGGAAAATATGTAGAACATTCTGAAAGTAATTTGCATCTTAATATTAAGGAGTAATAAATTATGGTTACTGCTGATTTAAAAGCGATGAGCTATTATGGCGTATCATCAAAATATGAAGCTCAATTATTAATGCTTGAACAAACGGGATATAACTTGAAATTATCTTTGACTATAGGTGAAAAAGGAGAATGTGGAGGAGATTACTTTACAGTAGATGTATTTAATATTGATTTACTTAAAAATACAAAATGCTTTTAGTCTCTAAGAGCTTTGTTGTTAATGATGATATAGAATTGGAACTTCAACATTGTGTTAATAGCATTACGGGTAAAGATTGGAATGAAGTGCTAAATAAATTAAGGCATTACTTTGATTGGGAATATGAAAATCATAAATTTGTTTAAATTTTCTGAAAAATATTTAACCTAAATTCAATGCGAATTCAAATATTGAAATCCAACCGCACTTTCGCGGATACTGAAACGGCGAATGAGAAAGTTGCGTGTTATGATTTAGCGAAAGTTCAAGAAAAACACGAAATCGCCAACCTCACTAGCCAAAATTGGCGCAACGTATGTGGGCGACTTAGCGAAACAAATGGATTGGGAAGATGGCAGTCCACAAAAAGTTGCGCTTCATGGTTTAGTGGGGCTCTTATCTGCTCAAATGAGTGGAGGAGGGGGATTATTGGTGGTGATCTTGAAACGGTAGCACAAGGTGCAGCAACGGCGTTAAGTGCGGAAAAATATAATCGACAACTACATCCTAATGAGTTACAGTGTATTAAAGATCTTGCCAATGGTGACAAAGAAAAAGAAGCTCGTTTCACTGCTGCGGCTTGTGCTTTAGTACATTGTTCTGCACAAATCTCAAGTGATGATCCGGAGTATGCAGAAGCCTATGCGAAAGCATTGGAAGATCTTGGTAATACAGCTGAGTTTGCCTCTGAACGTGAGTTACTATCCCGTCAATATGAGTTTTATGGAGGTTATGATAATGGAGCTAAAAAATTTTTCACATATATAACAATAAATGAAGACTGGGAACGATTTATAAAAGATGCTGTGTATCTGAAAGAATATCCTAAAGGTAGAAAATCTGCCATTTTTTAAAGATGGAGAGCGAGCAATTTATAGACTTAGTAAAGCAGGACCTATGACTATTGAATTACAACGTCCGGATAGACAAAAAATTATTGAGGTTCGTTATGATAAGTGATAATTTTTTTTTTTTTTTCCTATCCCCTGTGTGCCTTGCCTCCACGACTCAGTTGAGAAATAAATAATATTATTACGCATTACAATAAAGTAATAGATTTTCATTCAATGAAATATAACTATAATGAAATATCTAACATGAATCTATTTGTTGACTTTATGGAATTTGATTATGGTAATGAATTAATAATTGAAACATACATCAAATGCTTCATTGATAACTATCAGGGAGCTTTGTATGCAGTGCCGATAGTTTTTATCGAGTCGGAATTTCATAGTATTTTATATGATTTCAAACCATCTTTACTTGCTAAAATAGCCTCTTGTTTTGAGGAATATAGCTTATGTTATAAATCCTTGATTGCTGATTACAGGGGTGAATTTATAATATGGTATGACGACTTATCTTCTTTTATGATTACCAAAAATGGACATTTTTGTCTTAGAGCTATGAATACTACTGCTCTAATGTCCTTGAATAATTGGACAAAATTATCCAATAATGAATTGGAAATGTATGATTATGATTTGGATATATTGCACAATTTCCAGAAAGTATTGCACAAAGTCGGCGGTATCCCACAAAGTATGCTGTCTATAAATTGACCTGTTAAAAATCATGAAAATTAAGACTTCTTAGTTGTCATATTTTTTAATAATATACAAATAGAACATTGGAAAAAGACAAACGGTAATTTATGGTTAATATTGTACAAATTTTGATGGTAAATCTACTGCGGATATTGGATATGAGTCAACCAAGCGTAAAAGTGCCTGTCAGCGTTGGCGCAAGTCAATCTAAACAAGAAAGCCATACCACTCAAATCACCCATAGTGGTAGTGAAATTAGCGCAGGAAATATTCAGTTTAAAACCACCAAAGAGGATTTAGATATTATAGGCTCAAGCGTAAATGATGCACAAATTGCCCTGGATAGCGCAAGAAACCTCAATCTCGAATCAGTGCAAGAGACTTATCAAAACCGCACTGACAGTAAAAACAGCTGTTGGAGTGGGGCGTATTTTTAGGAATGAATGGCAATAGCTTTGGATTGGAGATTGAAGGATCAGCACAAGCGGGTAAAGGCAGAGAAAACACGAACGGTATAACTCAATCCAATACCCATATCAACGGTAAGCAAGTGACGATTTCAAGCCAAAATGACACTGCCCTTCGAGGCACACAAGTTAATGCGAACAGACTGGATGCGGACATCAAAGGTAATTTAACCCTTGAAAGTCGGCAGGATAGCAACTCAATACAACAGCAAACAAACCCAAGCCGGCGTGTCGGCATCCGTTGCGATTTATGGCACAGGCTCAAGCGCATGGCAAATTACTCTCAAAACCAAGCCAAAGTAAATTACACCCAAGTGGAAGCACAATCGGGCTTTCATGTGGGTAACGGTGGAATGAACTTCAAGTCTATATTAATGCGGGCTTAAGTATATTGGACACAAAAGATTCTGCTGATTATGGCTGGAATGCTTTGGCTGGTAACGAGTAGTTTAGGTGGAGGACTCTCATCTAAAAGCAGATAAGTTTGCAACCCTAATAATATCAGGGTATACAGGAGAGTCTTTAGGAGATTCGGATAAAGTTAAAAATACTCTAAAAAATTTATATGATACTGTTTATGAAGCTAAATAATTTTTATCTATCTAGATTTTTGTATTTTTTTTATGTATTTATTTGACCCTTTTATCTAGAGATTTACTTGTTGTGCTTTACTTATATAACAAGAGGTTTTTTATACTGGGAGATTATAGGGTTTAGAGATTTTTATTGCTGCACTAATTATTTTTGTACTAATTGTATAGAAGAATTTAGCGAAAGAAAGGAAAAGAGAGAGAAGAAAAAGCAGAACCCTTTTTAAAACCGTTTTAAATCGTTTTAATTTGTTTTAAAAATTTTTCTTCGACAAATTCACCGCTTAATAAAATAACGCCTTAGCACGCGATTGAGGCAATATTATCGGCTATTTGATTAAATCCCGAAAATAGGACTGAATATCGTCTACTAAATCCTCTTCATCTTGCGAAGTTAACCTTAAGAATGGACGGGCGGGAATCTCCACTTTTTTACCGCGTCTGGCTTTGCCGCCAAATTGATGAATTGCCGCATAAGGTTCGTTTGTTCCCACGACAGCATTCTCTTTATCATAATAGCCGGTAATACTCCCCATAAGGTTTTCCGTATCGATAAGCGGTTTTCCTTGGCGATATTTTAATGCCTCCCATGCCGGACGCCCGCCGCTTTCAAAGTTTTGCAATACCGCCTTTTCCATGGTGCCGGCAAGTTTATGCATCAGCGGCGATAAATCGCTGGTGCCCTGCGCCAATTCGTCTAATAAGTGGGAAATTTGATCGGCGTTATTGATTTTAATTTCAATAGGATTATTCATGTTTATTTTAAATTACTCCCTATGGTTGATAAAAAAATAAAAGGGCGTATATTTCAAGTACGAGGTTGTGATATGAAAGTGGTGAAACTTCCTTCCACGGGGCGAACGGTTGAAATAGAACGGGGACTCTGAATGTAGGTGTCCTTTCCTTTAGGACGCGGAAGACCTACCGCACAACCTCGTATTTTTTAGCTTCTGAACGCAATTTCTTTTCACTTGTCCATCGAGCAGAAATTAAAAAACTTTCCTTTTTATTTGGAAGATATTTAAATATAACCTCAAATAATCTCCCATCAATATTTTTAATCACAATTAATCGCCCATCATCTCCTCGATAGATATTATCGGCAGAAAATATCGCTTCTGGAACCCATGCATAACTATCAATATTAAATTTGGGATCCCCTAACCGACTTTGATAAGAGATTGATCAGAGAACCAAACTGTTGCTGTACTCATTTTTAATAGAGATACATCCTTATTAGATAAGCGCCCAGCTGCAAAATGGAAATTCATAGAAGCAAGATTTTGAATTAAAATAATTTCTTCTTTATCTTTGATTTTTTCCATCTTTGTAAATCCTAGTTTTTCTTTTTCAAGAAAATAAGCATTTTCAAAGCGTTTATATTCTAATTTAAACTCCTCCTCCGAAATTTCCGTTTTCGCAAATTGATGGGCTAATTTTTCCGGATATAAATCCAAGTTCGGGCGATAAGATAAGCGTCCGATATTATAATCAAATCCTTTATCCGCAACACGCACTGAACCGTCCGGCAGTTTAAAACCCATGGTTTTTTCGCGCCCCCCGTTTTTGTCTGCCGGACGTTCCACTTCGGTTAAAAATGCCGAACTCTCATCCGGCTTGCTCATCCCTTTGCGTTTTAAATCCCGTTCATCTAACGCAATCACGGTACAACGACAATTAAACCCGTTCGGTGGATAAAAGGTTGACCAAAACGGATCGTCATAGCGATAAATTTTCCCGTTTAAGGCTAAATGCGCCGGACGGGTACGTGAGTCACCGACCGCGCTATATTGCCAATAAGGGCGATTATCCACATTATCCCGTAGACGCTGATAACGCGCCGCAGAGTAAGCCGCTTGCATATTCACGCGATAAATGGTGTTAAGACGTCGCGGCGTGCCAAAATATTCGCCGGTTTTCGGATCGGCAAGTAAATTGCCGTCTATGCCGCGACTGACCTTTTTATCATGCGTAAACACCCAGCCCTTGCGCTTAAATTCGCCCATTAACGCTTTTTTCCATTGGTGAAACGCCTTGCCTTCACGTAGGGCATTTTCCAGAGATTGATAAATATCTTTGGTCATCTCAAGACTTGATAAACAAGCAATGGTTGTCGCTTTTGCCAAGGCGCTTCGGTGCAACTCTTTCTCGAAAATGTTGACCGCCAGCATTTTCTTTTGACGCAAATTCGTTGTTTATCAACACACCAACGGAAGACCGTGCAAGGAATATCATATTACCCTTGATATGGGCAAAGAATTAGGCATGGTCGAACGCAACGAAAAAGGCAGAAAAATCCGCCGTTAAACGGTTCGATCTGCAATAAACGTCGTGGCATTGCCGGATCTTGTCGTGGTTTGTTTAATCATTAAAAAGCTTGCGGGAATATCAATTTCTTTATCCGACCATTCAATCATTGCCTCATCAACAAGATTGTGAACTTTTAAAACAAGTTCCGTTTTAACGGTCGGATCGTAGGTAATCGGAACCGCTGCGCGTCGGGCAAATTCCTTAATTTGTTCATAGACGCCATAGCCGACGCCGGTTGCGTCAATGCCGATATACGTCATTTTATATTTTTCAAACAATCGTTTAATTTGCGCCGCTTGATATTTATAAGAAAGCCCTTGCCACTGGTGGCGTTCTAAAATGCGATATTTTTCATTAGGCAATGCCGGTGGCGCAATCACCACAAAGCACGCCGCATCGCCGCTGTGTGCCGGGTCGTATCCGCCCCAGACTTCCCGCCCGCCTATCGGATTTTCACTATCGGGATCAAAGTCTTTCCATTTATCGCCGCTCCAAAAGGCATAAGACGGATGGAATTTTGAAGAAGGTGTAGAAAAATAAGTTTCGCGCCATTTTTTATGCGTCGCCATGGCGGACGAAACATCATGAAAGTGGTTGAAGTCATGGATCCATGCATATTCATCGCCATAAATATGACCTCTATCGACCGCAAACCGAAGAACAACTATTGCAACTTTTAAAACAACGCTAAGAAATCAAAAAGTTAATTGCTAACGGGAAAATCATTAAGCAACAAATAAGAACAAATGCCAGCCAGTAACTTGCTAATAGGGTTAATTTTAAATCACGTTTAAAAATAACGAAGTAGCCGGAAATCCCGAAGCAGAGCATAATAACTAAAATTTTTATAGCGTAAAGTAGCGTAAAAAACATTAAGATCCTCATTTATGGATTGATAAACAAGTCTACATTGTAGCAACAAGGTTAAATCGGAGCTATTTTTTTTACTCAAGGTGAAATATGTGGAAAAAACAATTATTAAAACTTTCCCCACAAGCAAAATTAGCCATCGAGAACAATGCTAAGGGAATTAATTCCCCTTTTGTTTTATCGGCGAAAGGCACAAAAATCGGTGTGCATAATTGGTCGCACGGAGTGAAGGAGCAATCAAATTATTATTTATCGCCACGAAATACAATTAAGGTTTTTGCGGAAAAATTAACGGATTATTCTGATCCGCAGCGCCCACAAGGAGAACAAGAGATGATTGCACTGATGGTGACCAGTGGCGATATTGATGAATTTATTGCGAAACTGGAAAAAAGTCAGGGGACTGTTAGCTGAACCCGCCTTTAAACAAGCGTTAGATTATGCAAAATCCTCAAAATCATTACAGGAAACGAAGATGATTAAAACGCCTACGATCAGTTATCCGGCGTTTGGCGGTCAGGCAGATATCACGCCAAGCGCTAATCGTGCCATGCAAAGTATTTTGCGTAATTCCGCGTCGAGTGTGAGCGCGAAAAGTATTGCGGATCCAATGAATGCGATCCGAAGTTTGTTGCAGAAAAAAGCGGAACGGGAAAAGCAAAATCAGCAAAAAATAACGCAGATGCTTACTACCTCCGTTGAGGTTTATGCTTTTATGACGCGCGGACGCCTTGAGCAGGCGGCAATAGAAATGCAGTCAACTATTCCAAGCGATAGTAATATTTATACTGCTTGTGTGTTGTTTATAAGTAGGGATTTATCCGGCATTAAGGGGATGTTATTCGATGTTTATTGAGAAAAAGCAAGCGCCTTTACAAAATAAAAGTCATCCTAGCGTGCAACTGGCGTTAAATGGAAAGCCGATTTATTTAAATAATATCTTAATTTCTGTTTCCTTGCGGCGTGAAGAAAAAGACATGTCAGGACAAAAATCAAGTACGAAAAAATCCGATAAGGGTGTAAAAGCGAAGGTGTTATCCGTCAGCGGTCTGATCCCTTACAATCGTCGCGAGTGGTTGACCGCGCTTTTTAAGTTAGCCGAGGCGGAAGATAGTAAGGGAGAGCAAGAAAAATACCGTGTTTCTTGTGTGACCGCGGAGACGGTGAACATGAGAGAGGTTCAATTTAGTGATACGATTTCCGCGCAAGAGTTACAAGACAAGTTAGCCTGGCAAGTCTCTTTTACTTTGCGTGAAATTAATTCTATCGCCGAGAAAAAAGAGCAGCGGAAAACCAAGCCAAAAGCCAAGGTGCAAAGTGAAAATGCAGCGAAAGCCAAGGCAACCGCGCCAAGCGAAAATTCCGCTGGTGCAACCAATTCCACACCGCAAGCGGAAGAAGATAATTCATTTTGGGGAAAAGTAGATAAGGCGTTAGCATGAAAATTATAAAAACGTGTTTAATTAATGGAAAGGAAGTAGCGCTAGCGAAAGAGGATATTATTTTAGAGTTAAATAATACCGGTCGTGGCTTTGTTACGGTCTTAACGGATGAGCATTGCGTTGGGAAAAGTGCGGTGTTTGAATTGGGCGAATACGATCATTATTATAAATGGTTTGATGGCTTTGTCGAACGGGAGCAGGATGAGGACAACGGATATAAAAAATTATTTATTCGTGAAAAAGTCGCGATTTTCGAGCGACAATTAAATTGTTCACACCGCCATATCACCTTGCGCGATCTCGCCTCGTGGCTTACGCAACAGACCGGAATTCCGGTTAAAATTCCGCAAGCCGACTATGCCGATCGCCCAATCCCGTTGTTTACCCATACCGGCAGCGGCTACCAGTTGTTGCATAATATTGGGCGACAATTTGAAATTAAACATTATATGTGGCAACAATCGCCGGATGGATCCTTGTTTATCGGGTCGCATGATGATAGTCGCTGGTTCGGGAGAAATGTTGACATTGAAAGCGGTGTGACGTTAACCGGTGGCAGTAATGAAATGACTATTCCTATTGCCGCGGCGATAAGACCGGGAGCAATGATTAACGGGAATAAAATTAAAACCGTTGAATTGGCAGGAGATGATTATATCTTAACTTGGGATAGCCTTGATAAAAACGGAAAGCCGCTACAAAAAACACCGGAGCGCCGACAAATAGAAAAACATTTCCCGGAGCTTGCCGGCGGGTACCATTTGCCGAAATACGCGAAAGTGGTTGGCGTAGCGGATCCATCAAGTGGCGGAGATATTTCCGATCCTTTTCGTCCGAAGTACGCGGTTGAATTACAATTGCTGGATGAGGATGGAAATGACGATAAAAGCATTCCGGTTTATCCGGCGGTTCCTTTGCCGGTTACGTCCACCGGATCGCAAAGTGGTGATTTTGCTTTTCCGGAAGTGGGGACGATTGTCGAGGTGGGATTTGCTTATGGTCGATCTGATAAGCCTTTTGTGCGAACCTTGCTTGCGCAAGGTAAAACCGTTCCGGCGGTCGCCATTGGTGAGCAACTGAAACAACAGCGTCCGGAGGTGTTTGAGCGAACTGATGCGGCGGGAAATAAAACTAGAGAAACCGATCAGAATATTACCGACCGATCCTTTAGTCGCAATATTGAAACGGATGAGGAAATAAAAACGATCGGCACGTCGAATGTCAACATTGATGCGGATAGCACAGAAGCCATTGGCGGCAATAAAACAACGCAGGTTATCGGCAATATTAGCGAAGCAACCGCAAGTAATAAATCCGTCGGTGTTGGCGGTGAACTGTCGGAGCGTATCGTTGGACTGGCAAAGCGCGTTTCAGATGAAGAAAATAAATTTATTGCGCCACTAAGTTATATGGGAACGGAGGGGCAGAATATATTCAGGATCTTAGAGGAAGCGATACAGATAATTGCCGACTTGGCGAATTCAGTGAGTAGTCACACTCATAACGGTGGACCGCGACCCGATCAAAGCGGAACATTTGCTAGTCAGTCGAGTAAAGCCACAAGCGCAAAAGAAAAACTGACGCCAATTATTGAGTAATGTTACCCCGCAATTTAATAAAATACCCTATCAACAAAGCCGCATAAACGCGGCTTTTTTCTTATGCGCTCTTCTCTTTTAATAATAACTAATTGATTATTAAATAAAATATAATTTATTTCAAAATGAGATTTACCTGGAAAATTCCCGCAAAATGTCCGGGTAAAAATCCACGTAAAAATTTCACGTAAACATCTACGTCACGAAAAATCCGCTTCCTCCCCCGCGAAATTTATAGCGAAAAATTGACGTTTTTTCAGTTAAGCAATTAGGTAAAAAATACAATGAAGCCAGTAAGTAAAAGGGATCTCATGAGGTGTTAAAAAGATCTTAGGTGAAAACATTTCAGTTAATTACAAGAGTTTTCAGTCAAAAAAGAGCAGTGTTTTGTTATGGAATTCATTATCTGTATGATTTTAAATGAAAAAATAGATTTTACGTGCGTTTTTATAGGGGAGTAAGATGTTGATTTATTGCGTTTTAACATTGCTTTATACCGTGTTTTTAGCGGTAAAAAATCTGCCATTTGGTGGCTGTACAGCCACCGGTGGATGCAATTGAAATTTGTGTATAAAAAACAAACAGCCACTTTACAGCCACCAAACAGCCACCAAGTCACATTTTGAGCAAATAGAGGGAGGGAAACTCAAGCATAAAAAAGTCGCATTTAGCGACTATCTTATTGAATTTATTGATATTTTAATGGTGCCCGAAGCCAGACTTGAACTGGCACGCCTCGAAAGGCGAGGGATTTTAAATCCCTTGTGTCTACCGATTCCACCACTCGGGCTAGACGTTATAAAATGGAGCGGGAAACGAGGCTCGAACTCGCGACCCCGACCTTGGCAAGGTCGTGCTCTACCAACTGAGCTATTCCCGCATTTGTAAGGGTTGTTGCTTAACAACCAGGTGCATTCTACGGATTTTTAGCTATTAGTCAAATACAAATTATCAATTTTTTATCAAATGTTTAAAAATAGATCAATTTCCGTTTTTTTATCGTTCAATGCAAAAGTGCGGTTATTTTGACCGCACTTTTATCGACAAATACAATCGGTTTTACCCCTTTAATAGCGTATCTTTTGCTGCACGAAGATATTGCAGCATCGACCATACCGTGAGAATTGCCGAAATATAAAGTAACACAATCGCAGCAATTTCCATTAATACATTATAACGCCATAATAAACCGCCTAACGCTAACATTTGTGAGGTGGTTTTCACTTTTCCCAGCCAAGATACTGCCACTTTGCTACGTTCGCCAATTTCTGCCATCCATTCGCGCAAGGCGGAAATAATAATTTCACGAGAAATCATGACGATCGCAGGTAATGTCACCCAAAATGAATGTTGATATTCGACGATAAGTACCAAAGCTGCCGCGACCATAATTTTATCGGCGACCGGATCCAAAAATGCGCCAAATGGCGTACTTTGATTCCATTTTCGCGCCAGATAACCATCAAGCCAATCCGTGACCGACGCGACAAAAAAGATTGCCGTGGTCAACAGTGGCGCCCAAGTAAAGGGCAAGTAAAATGCGATAACGAAGAAAGGAATTAATACAACTCGAAAAAGTGTTAGGATCGTTGGGATATTTAGTTTCATAGCAGTACAAATCTGAAGTGAATAATCTGTTATCATTCTAAAACATATTCATGCCAATGAGAACGAATTTTTCATAAAAAACCTTTTTACCAAAAGGGAAAAAGAAAAAGTGGATCGCAGTCCACTTCTGTACTGATTAAATTTGATCATTTACTCCACTTTAACAATCCAACCTTCCGGTGCTTCAATATCACCAAATTGGATTCCGACTAATTCGTTGTAGAGTTTTTGTGTGATTTCCCCGACTTCTGTTTCGGAATAAAAGACATGGAAATCGTCGCCATATTGAATACCGCCGATTGGCGTGATGACTGCTGCGGTTCCGCAAGCGCCGGCTTCTTTAAACTGATCCAATTCATTAATATACACATCCCCTTCGATTGCTTCCAT